GCTGTTGAGGTGGCTGTTGAGGTGGCTGTGCCTGCTGTTTATTTACTACATTTTCTTTATAAAATTCTTCATCTGATAATCTATTATTATTTTTCCCTCTATTAGCATTTAATTGATCAATTGTTCCCATTGATAATTTTAATGACTCTGCTTTTTTTTCTTCTTCCTCTTTATCTAGTTTCTTTCGTGCTTTTTCTTCATCACTTTCTGCTTTTTTCTTAGATTTCCTCTTCGCTATCTTTTCCTCTTTATCTTTATCATTCTTTAAACCCTCTAATAAAAAATTTGTTTTACTATATATATTTTTACACATACACGAAATCATAAATAAAAATAATAATACGAATAGAATAAGATCTAAATTATCAAATTCAACATCATCCATTATAATATATATATATATACATATTATAAAAAAAAATAGTGAATATATATAAATATATATAAATATAATTATAAAATTATAAAATTTCTAGATCTGATAATTTATAATAATCATGTTTATTTCCAATGGATCTTCTAATTATAAAAGGAATCTTTTTTTGTTTTAATTCTTCTTCAACAATATCATCAATGTCTGTATATTTTTCAGGGTTATTAATTAAAGGGAGTGCTTGATTTAACAACTGTTGTGTTCTTTCTATAATAATCATTGTTTTTTCATATTTTGTTAAAATTGGTTGTGTAAAGTGAGTAGTTGTATCAAAGTGATCTTTATCATCCAATACTATTGTTTCTGTTTCTTCATTATTTTCATCATCTGTTGTATTAACTATATCTTCTTCAAATAATTCACTCATATTATAATATAATTAACAATATTATATTATATCAAATTTATTTATTTAAATATCATTAGTCCATTTTTGATCACAATGTTTACATATATACATGAAAAATATATTTTCATCATCATATTTTATATAACTTATCTTATTATCTATTGATTTATCTATATTAGATTTACATTCTTTATTAACACATTTAATATTTTTTGTTGTAATTGTAGGTAGTGTCGGATCCATTGTTAAATATATGTTACTATTTAAGATGTTTTTTAATTCTATGTTTTTATTAAATTGAATACCATTAGAATCCGATTGATAATTATATTCACAACTATTACTACATCTTGTACATATATATATAGGTTTATCATCTTTATCTATACAAAAATTCATAAAATTTTCACATTTATCACAAAATTTAATATCCATTACTATATTATTATTATTAATAAGATTTAAATAAATTTCAAATTTATAATCTATTGTATTCTATATAATCACTTATTCTATATAATGGTATCTCAATCCTTTTTTTTATATTCTTATTTTTTTCAATTACACTATTAATATAATTATTATTATCTTTAAAATGCTTATTTATTATGGGTTCAAAGATTTTGAAATTTTCTGGTATATTTTTGCTATTTTTATTATATAATCTATAAATACAATTATGTTGAATTATATCATTATAATTTTTACTAATTTTAGTATGTTCAATATTTTTTGGCGTGAATCCCGGTTCATTATATAATGGATTATTATCTAATAATGATTTTATTGATAATAATACACAAGATACATCCATAATACTTGTCCACTGTGGACCAGGCCAAGTACCTAATATTGATAAACATACTTTACCACATGTATATATATTAGGATGTATTCTAATATTATTACCATTAGAAATATATTTTATTTTTAATGGTGAAAATGGATAATCTAAAGGAAAATTAATATCAAAATATAGTATAGAACCCGTATATATTGTTTCTTCTGGTCCAAATATAATTGCTCGAGCATTTAATACATTATTCTCATCAAATTCAAGATATATTCCTGAATTTTTTAAATCATCTATCTTACGCATATCTATTTTGGTTAATCTTTTAATAACTTTATTCATTTAATATACTTATATTAATCATTAAATTATATTTTTAAATATTAATATTTAAAATTTGAAAATATTTATAAAATTAATTTATAATATTAATTATGAATCTGATAAATTTGTTGGAAAAATATAAATGGAATGAAAATAATTCACATAAAACTCACACTATAATTCCAAATTTTGATAATAAAGAATATAAATTCGGAGCATCTTATTATATTCCAACTGATTTATCAAGTAGTCTTGTAAATACTTTTTATGAATACTTTTTCATAAATAATGGTTTAATTTCAATTACTGAAGCCATTCCAGATATTACACCTTTATTTATTGATTTAGATTTCACATTTAACGGTACTAAAGTAGGAAAACAAATCAATAAAAATTCAATTGAATATATTATTAAATTTATATATAAATATTTATCTGAATATTTCGATATAGATAATATAGAAGATAAAAAATGTTATATTCAAGAAAAAGAATCTCCTAAAACTAATAATGATGGTTTTACTATTAAAGAAGGATTACATATATTATTTCCAGACATAATCGGAGATAAATTAGTGTTCAAAGAGTTTTTTAAACAGCTATCATTAAAGTCAGATGTTAAAGATTTATTAAATTCATTTGTATCTAAACCAACTAATGATATTAATAAAATATTTGATACAAATGTTTCTAGATGGTTTATTTATGGTTCAACAAAACCTAATAATGTTCCATATAAAGTAACTCATGTTTATCAGAATTTAAGTGAAATCGATAATGAATTATCTGATAAAGAATTATTGGAATTATTTTACCTAACTAAAGAACATGTTATTAATATTAAATATAAAAATGATATTGATAATGTACTTAGAAAAAAGGATATAATAGATAATAACTGTAATATAATGTCATCACTGGATTGTATCGATACATATGATTATAGTGATGATGAAGAACAAGAAATGTCTAATGAAATACAAACTGTATTAAAAGAGGATTATATAAAAACTATTGAAAAATATGTTATGAGATGTTGGTCAGATGATCGATATAATGAATATGAATTGTGGATTAATACCGGTATAATATTAAAAAATATAGGTAATGAACTATTTGATATATGGAATAAATTTAGCAAACAATCTGATTCATATGAGAGTCGAAATGAATGTTTAAAAAAATGGGATTCATTTCCAGATTATAATAATAAAGAAATAGCAATAGGATCGTTAAAAAAAAAGGCTAAATTGGATAATATTTATGAATATTATAAAATAAAAGAAGAAGATGCTGTTGATTTAATTGATAAATGTGTTAAAGAAGGTGGAGCTCATGATGATGTTGCCAAAGTTGTATATTTAATGTTAAAAGATGAATATGTTTGTGCTGATATAAAATCTAATTTATGGTTTCATCATGATGGAACAAAGTGGAATAAATGTTCTCAGGGATATAAACTACAAATGGAATTACCTAAAAGAATTAAAATTATATTTTCAAATTCTCAACTAAGATTCAGAAATGCACAGAATGAACTTACTATGACTGGTAAACCCGAATCAGAAGATATCAAGAAATGGGAAGAAATCGCAAATAAAATTTATAATAAATTAAAGGATATTCCATTTCAAAAAAACATTATGGAAGCTTGTCGCACGAAATTTTATGATGAAACATTTTTAGAAACGATGGATTCTAATACAAAACTTTTATGTTTCGATAATTGTGTTTTAGATTTAGAAAATAATATGATTAGAGAGGGTCATCCAGAAGATAAGTTAACTATATCAACAAAATATGATCTTCCTGTATTTGAAAATGAATTACCAGTTAGTATAGATAAAATGTGGGAATATATTCAATTAAGAGATGGTATAGACAGAGATAATTGGGAACAATATAAACCAGGAAAAAAAATGAAGTCAAGTAAAGCATTTATGAAGAGATCAAGACAACTAAAACAATTTTTGACTCGTGTTTTACCCGATCTATCTGAATTAGAAGAAACCCCGGGTGAAATTAGAAGTTATTGTTTAAAATACATTGCTAGTCGTTTGTGTGGTAATGTTTCTAATAGATTTAGTATTTGGACAGGTTCTGGTGGTAATGGTAAATCTATTTTGATTGATTTAATTCGTTATACACTGGGATCCTATTGTATGAATATTCCAGTAACATTATTAACACAAAAAAGAAAGTCTAGTAATGCTGCTTGTCCAGAAAAAGCAAGAACTAGAGGTGCTAGATTATGCTATATGCAAGAACCAGATGAGAATGAAAAAATTAACGCAGGTGAGATGAAAGAGTTAAGTGGTGGTGATATGATTTTAGCAAGAAATTTATATCAAGAACCTTTTGAGTTTAAGCCTCAATTCGAAATTGTTCTTATGTGTAATGATAAACCTAGAATTGAAGATAAAACAAATGGAGCATGGAGAAGGGTTCAAGTATACCCATTTAATTCAAGATTTGTTGATGATGCGAATGAGGTTGATCATGATAAGAATGTATATAAAGCAGATAAATCATTACAAGAAATTGTTCCTAATTGGAATGTTATATTTATGGGATTATTAATGAAAGAATGGTGTATTCTAGATAATAACAAAGTTGATATCCCTAAATCAATCCGCATGGAAACTGAGAATTATAAAAACCATAATGATATTATCGGTCAATGGCTCGGTGATCAGGCAATTGAATGTCGTGATGATACTACTTCTTTCAGAGATCTATGTAATTATTATGAATCTTGGATCGAATTAGTTTATGGTAAGAATATGAAGATTGATAAAATCGCTTTTAAGGATAGATTAATAGCTTGGCAAAAACAAAGATTCGGATTTTCTGATACTATTAATGGTACTTATACCAACCCTAAAATTAATATGATTATTAAAGATGAATAAATTATATATATATATATATAAATGAAAAGTAATGAATTATTAATGGTTATTTTAGCTTTTTTTTTAGGATTTATGTGTTCTGATATGATGAAGAATATATGTGATAATCAATTGGTTGAAGGAGTCGATAATAATTCGAATCAATCCTCTGAAATTGATTATTTAATAACAATGTTTGTATTAATGATTTCAATTGGTGTTATGGTAGCTTTAGTCATTGCTGGTCTTCCATCTAAGTCAAGGGTAGAAACAAATCCAGTAACAGATCAAGTAACAGGGGTATCAACAGAGTCAGGTTCTTAATAAAATATTTACTATCTTATAGCACTGTATCCTAGTACACATCCACAATTAGAACAATAACCAAATCTATATGAGCCAGTCATAATTCCAATTTTAACATAATAATCTTGCGCAATATCATCACTATTAACAAACTCGAATTTACATTCTGGGCAATGTGGAATTACATCTTTTGTTTTACTTTTAGATTTAGATTTAGATTTAGATTTAGAATTAGATTTAGACATAGTTTTTTTAGATTTAGACGAATTGGGCATATTATATATATAATAATAACTATATTTTTATTTTAATAATAAATATATTTTTATATAGTAATATAATATTTTCCTTGTAAATAACTATCTGCTAAATCATCTTTCTTTTTAGAATTATTATATAATTCTATGAACTTATCTTCTTCATTCTTTATCATTTCTTTACAATATTCAATTGCTAAGAATTTATTTCTTTTGTATTTATCTTTGATATCACAGGATATCTTTGGACCATTATAAACTTTTAATTTATTTCTAGCATTAATCATTTCTAATTTTGAACAGTTTCCTTTAATTAAGAAATAACTATAAACCATCATTTGAATTGATTTCATTGTTGGATTTTTTAATGATGGTTGATTTTCTACTATAACATCACTACACTCCAAGAATTCAGGATATTTATCTAATTCTTCAACCATTTTTTTACCAATATTATAAACAGAATTATCTGATTTTATTTTTTTACATTTTTTAGGATATTGTTTTAGTTTTGAATGACTACTACATAACAAGGTTTCTTCGTGTGAATATGTTGCTGATTTATCACAACATTTATTTTTAGTATTTATGTGCTGGCATAATTTATCACAAGATATGTTTATAATTCCCCAATCTACTATTTTTTTTGTTGATTTATCTAATAAACAAAAAGATAAGTTTTTAATACCAATATCAAAAGATAATATATTCATTATTATTTTAATATTATTATTTTAATATTTTTATATATATATATATATAGAATGGATAACAACGAATTATTGATGATTGTATTGGCATTTATTTTAGGATACATATGTAATGGAATGATGAAACAGATGTGTGGAGGACGATTATTTGAAGGAGCTTGCGCTGATGGTACTTACTAACTGTCACGAACTGTGGACACCGAGTTTTTGGAGGATTCCTAGTTTTTGTGTTTCAGCAGATGGTGGTTGTAATTAACCATCATAACAATAATAATAATATGTATTATTTATTTTTTTCTGCATGATTTAACAACATCTTTTGGTGGTTTTATTCCTCTATTTATGTATATTGAACGATAACAGATTGGATATTCTTCACCTGGTTTCGCTTTGTTTTTTCCGAATTTAACAGACCTGACACATTTACAAAATCTTTTTTTGAGTTCTTTATTCAATAAATATATCATTAGTTTTTTTTTTGATAAATTTTTTGGTTTCGATTTAGATTTAGACTTGGTTTTTTTTCTAGAACCACCTTTTTTATTACATATATTTTTAGTTTTACCTAATTTATATTTTCTATCAATATACTTCATGTCTTGCGTTAAAACATTACAATGATGTTTATTATTATTTTTTCTATAGATTCTTAAAATATTGTATCTGGCTTTTTTAGCAACTGCCGCATCTTTAATAGGACTATTCTTTTTTTTTGATTCAGCACGAATACCCTCATCAATCGCTAATCTTCTTTTTTTTGGCGGGTCATCAAGTTTATATTTGTGTCGTTTATTTTTAGTATCAATTTTTCTTAATGTTGGTGATTTATTTTTTTTAGAACCACCAGATTTACAGTATTTATATGGCGCGCAACTACTTTTCATACTAAATCCTTTTTTACTTTTACATTTTTTCTTGCTAAATTTTCTAGGAAGATTGAATACTTTACCATCTTTTCTTTTACATTTTTTGGTTTTAATATTGTTTTTACAACAACTATTCATTATATTATATTACTAGATTTTAAGATATCTTGTTTTAAAGGTATAACAAATAATTTGAATTTTTTATATTTTTTTTTATTTTACAGCATACCCGTTTGCTTTGACTCGCAACACTTCGCTACTTAGCAAGGTTGGTTGCGTAAAAAAACACGGGTAGGTTCTCAGAGACGCTAGGAGATTGCGAGAAGAGAGCCACGGGGATAGGTTATAGGTTCCCGGGAAACAAGAAATCATGCTAAAGATGCTAACGGTGATTCTGCCCGTGGTAGTGGGTGCGACCACTGTCATACATGACTACATTTCGCGCAAAAAGAGTGAGGAGAAGGCTGCGGCCACATTGATCCAATCGATGATGCGTGGCTACATTTCGCGCAAAAAGAGTGAGGAGATGGCTGTGGCTGAGAAGGAGAAGGCTGCGGCCACATTGATCCAATCGATGATGCGTGGCTACATTTCGCGCAAAAAGAGCGAGGAGATGGCTGTAGCTGAGAAGTCTGAGAAGGAGAAGGCGTTGGCGGATAAGCTGCGGCAAACCAAAGACGATGTCTCAATGTTGACGAAGAAGGTAATCGAGGTGCTGAGGGAGCTTGACAAGTTCCACAATACCGCGGCTAAGAAAATTGCATGGAAAAAGTTGCGCACAGCTTACTTGGAGGTGAAAAAAAGAGTTGAGTATCTAGATGAATCAATGAATTCCGCATGTGCCAAGTTCAATGAGGGTGCGTTGGAAAAGGCGAAACACGAGGAGCAGCAGGCGCAGGCCTTGTGGAAGTCTCTAGTGGAAGATCTATCGGATCAGCATATGGAGCTTGTGGATAAGGCTAAACAGACAGATCATGATCTGTATGAGGCCACGCGAGCCATGAAGGACGTGATGTTCATAAAGATCAGGCTCATGTGTGGCATCTATGGTAGAATAACAAAGCAAGACTACGATGTTGCGATGAAAAAACAATGCCCACCTGGATTTGGTCTTGCGGAAGGATCTATGGGATTTGGGTTCTACTACAGAGACTCCCCCAACCTTCCGAGAGACCTTCAAGAGGATTGGCAGTATATACAGGATGTGGCATGCATCCCAGAATGCTCGATCTGCTTGGCAGATGCTTGCCGTGTGGGAGAGCGTGAAGTCATCGAGACATTATGTGGTCATGTATTTTGCAATGATTGTATAAGTGACCATATGAAGCGCACAATTGGGAATAAAGGATGTCCCATGTGTCGTGAGCCGTTGGAGATTCTCAGTGAAGAAATCCTGCCATATGGCTGGTCTCGTTACAAACTAGAGTAACTTTTAGGTTGGTAGGAACCAGAATCCTATCGCGTGAATAAGCAAAACACGATAAACATAAGCTAAAGGTACACCTTCCACGTGTATTTTTTATTTTATTATATGAATAGATTTTAAGATATCTTATTTTAAAGGTATAACAAATAATTTGAATTTTTTATATTTTTTTTCTATTACCTAGAGCTACAACGAGCTCGGCCCACGTGTCACACGCAATAACCATATTCAAGAAGGTTTAGCGGGGGGTGGCGCACAGGAAAAGGAGTTACTATGAGGGGACTAAACGTCACTTTACTGATGGTGGCTGCTGTGAAGGTAGTGCAGGCAGTGTGCCTGACTGTGAGACATAGACGTGATATGGCCGCAGATGAGGCGGCACGTGTCGCAGATGAGACGGAGTGGAAGAATTGGGTGACTGAGAGGAAACGTATGCTGACTGAGAGGGAGCAGGAGCTGGATAAGAAGATGCAGCAGCTGTGGACATTTTATCATACACCGGAGGAACGTCAAGGTCTTTGGCTTGATTCTGTCGACACAAGGGAGGATGTACTCGACCTGGCTGTGGATAACATGGAGAGGCTTTTCAGGAAGCTAATAGAACTGCACGATCGTTACAGAAAAGCATGCGAAAAAGGGGATTCAGCCCAGAAGTTGCGGGAAATCGGAGAGCAATATAATGGGGTTCGCACCGCGATCAAAAATGCACTTGAAGCCGAATTTGTAAACATGGGTGAGGCTTACAGGAAGGAACAGATATGCCTTCAGAATTGCCGTCAGTGATTCGAAGAAGAAGATACTTGACAATGAGTGACAAAAAAAAAGAAAAAGACAAAAAAAATTTGGTGCACGACGCATCCGACACAAAGCCCGTTGCGGCTTTTGTTGTTTGATGTATTTATTTTATTATATGAATAGATTTTAAGATATCATTTTAAAGTTTTTCATAAAATTTGAAATTAAAATTATTTAATAATTTAATAATTTAATAAGCTTAATTATAGAGTGCTTTTAATCCTAATATACAGGCAAGTGAAGACAAGATTTCGAAGATGGTTGAGGAGGCTGTGACGGAAGTGTCTGTTAAGGAGGCTGTGAAGGAAGTGTCTGTTGAGGATGGACATTGGGAATGTCCCCAATGTGGGTATTCATGTTTCATTGCTAGGTCAGATTGTTTCAAGTGTGGAGCATATAGGCCATTAGACGATACCTTCATTAGTGAGGGTGTTCCACTAAAGGCACTAGTTGGGTAGGACTTAAATCTCACTACGTGAATAAGCGAAACACGAAAAATTATACGCTAGAGCATTATGCTCGGGAAGGTACATTTTCCATATGTATTTTTTTATCTTATTATATGAATAGATTTTAAACAATTTATTAATAATAATTCTATAACATCAACTGTCATTGAGTTACCTATTTTTTTCTTCATTTGATGATCTGATATAGGTCTATTAACAGATAATGGGAATCCTTGTAGCTTCAAGTATTCATCAACAGATGCTTTGCGATTCATAGGCACGCACCACATATTAGGTTGTGCAGTTATACAAGGTGCCCATTTATTAGATTTAGGGAACTTTGCTTTTCTAAAACCAATATCAATAAAAACAGAGTCTTTTGGTATATTATTAAATAATTCTATATTACATTCTTTAATCTCATCTATACTTTTATTTTTTTTATCAACAAAACTTGTTATTTGATTCATTTTAATTTTATCTGGGAACTTGAAGATATCTTTTGAATGTTCTCTAGATATACCAATTATATATAATCTTTCTCTACACTGTGGTATACCATAATCTTTAGAATTTATGATTTTATAATGTATATGATATCTATTGTTTTTATTCAATGATTCTAAAATTTTATCAAAGTAATAACCATCTCTTAATGTCACTAAAGTTTTGACATTTTCTAAAATAAATATTTTTGGATGTCGTTCGTGAATAACTTTAGCACAATCATGAAATAAATCAGTTCTTGGGTCAACTTCTAATTTAAATTTATTGGCACGACTATATGGTTGACATGGGAATCCAGCAACATATATGTCTATATCTGGTACATCATTTATAATTCTATTTTTAATGTCATCGAATAAATATTCAGGATTATGATTTGCTTTAATATATTTTATAGCAAATTTGTCTATTTCGCTAGAAAACATATGTTTAAAATTAATATTGTATTTACAAGATATCTTTTTCATTGCTTCAATTGGAGCTTCAATTCCACTACAATCTGTTCCAATCTTTAACATATTTACTAATACTTTGAAAAAAATATAATATATATATATAGAATAATAGATGATAATAGCTTACTTGTGATTATATTGGCGTTTATAGTTGGATGTATGTGTTCAGGTATGATGAAGCAGATGTGTGGTGGTCGATTAGTTGAAGGTTCACTTACCAATGGTCTTCCCATATGTAATTTTGTATATGATCCAATATTAATCTTAGATAATAATTTATTCTATTTATATTTTATTAGAATATAAATAAAAAATAATAATATATCAAAAAAATTATATTGATGAGTGATAAATCTAATAATTCTGATAAAGGAATATCAGAAAATTTAAAATTACTTCGCGAAATTAATTCATCACTATTAGAATTAAAGAATGATATAATTTTATTAAAAAATGATATATTTTTATTAAATAATGAAGTAAAATGTATAAAATTATTAATTAATGAAAATAATAAATTAGAAAAAACAGATAAGAATATATCAACTGGATGGTTCTTTGGTTAAAAGGTTATTCTCAAAGATATCTTTATTATTATTATAATATTCTTTTAAATTAATATACCCAGTGTTAATTAAATTATCTACATCAGATTCTGATAATTTAAAACAAGTACTAGGAATATTTAATCCCAATTTTAAAATTCTTTTATCACTATTTAAATATTGTTTTTCTATTTGTGAATCTCTTTTATAAAATAAAAACTTAATAAAATCTATAAAATTGTTTTCATCATTGTTAGTATTATCAGTATCTTCAACATATATATATATTCCAATATAATTCTTATATTTTTCATCATTAATGAATGGATAACTACCTGTAATACCCCCATCTAATAAATATTGATTATTATAAACAATGTATTTATTAATAAGAGGTATAGATGTGGCTGCGGTTATTAATAATGCCAAATCCATATCGGGATTAGATATATGATCATAATATTCTGTTTTTAATTTAGTATAATTATATATTTTGATTCTATGATTTATTTTAGTTTTATCATATAATTCTTTTAGTGTTATTTTATCAGTATTATATTTATATAATAAAATGTGTTTTATTGCTATTTTAAATATTGTATTATCAAAAAATCCATATTCTGTGAAATTGTTAAAATCAATATCATCAATATCATAAATATTAATATTTATTAATATTTTTTTTATTAAACATAAGTTTAAATCGACAGAAAAACAAAATGCGAAAAATGATCCAATTGAACAAGATATAATATTTTTAATATTTTTTAATAAATCTTTTTCTTCAAGAAATTTATATATACCAGTATAAATAAATCCTTTAACACCCCCTCCGGATAAAAATAAAGTATCAATCATTTTATATTTTTATTTATAATATTATAAATAATAGAACATATGTCACAAATTAATATAAATAATTTATATAACAACATAAATAAAAAAAAGTATGAGAAATACGTAGTATATGATAAAATATTAAAAAGATGTCATAATAAAATAAATATATATGCAGAGAACTTAAAATTAGAATGTATATATGAAATTCCTGAATATATATTTGGATTACCAATATATAACACAACTTTTGCGAAAAATTATATTATAAATAGATTAGAAGAGAATGGATTTATAGTACATGATGTATCAAATATGATTAAAAATGGTATATATATATCATGGGATTTATCAAAATCAAAAAACAAAAGTTTTAAACAAAAAAAAGTAATAAAAGATGAATATAAGAGTATAGATGATTATAAACCGAATGGGTTATTTATACACAATGAGAGTGGTTTAAATTCAATTAATAAAAAAACGAATTTATTATCACTACATTTATAAATTTAAAATAGATTTAATATCACTATTTGTTTTAGTTTTTGTTCTATATAATCTAAGATCTGAATTATCATTATTACTATCTAGTATTTCTTTATTTTCTTCAAAAGTATGATACAATTGTGTTCCAATTGGAATATTTAATATATTATTACCATATTTAATATTGTTTGATCTATATTCATCAATTGATAAATTACCACCAAATTTTTTCAATAATAGTCTATGTGGGGCAATATTTATAATATCATCATTGTTCAATATTTCTTTTTTATATAAGTTAGTATATGAAGAAATTTCTAAAAATTTATTAGAATCGAAATTATCTTTGATATATCTAAGTCCACATTCAAAACTACAAAAATCACCATATGTATAAAATATTTTGTTTTTATATATGATTGGAATACCATAAATATTATTACTATTTAATTTCTCACAACAATTCCAACATAATTCGCTTATATTATTTGTAATAATTGAATTTTGATGACAATAATCATTTTCTCCAATATTATCAATATTTTGATTATTATGTATATTTACTGAATTTAATTTTATGATGTATTCGTTATTATGTGTTTCAAAAACTGGATTATCATTTACAATTACATTATTTTTTGGTTTTCTTCCTCTTTTTTTTTTCTCTTTAGTATTGGTTTTATTCATTGCGTATATATAATAATAATTATTTAAACTTCTTTCTTTATATATTATAATTAATTGTAAGTTTAAAATTAATAATAATATTATTATTAATTATAAATGATAGAATTAAACACAGATAATGTATTATTTTTGATAATATTTGTAATTATAGTTTCATTCACATCATATTTATATATAGAATTAAAGAAATTAAAGAATACTGTAAATATGAATACAGAAAATATTAAACAAATTAATAATTTAATTAAACAAAATAGTAAAAAAGATGTAATTAAACCTACGAAAACTGTTATACCAGATATAATGACCACAAAACAAATATATCCTAATATGAATAATAGTAGTGGATATGTATCACAAGTGGGTGCGAGTGTTTCTACATACAATTCAAGAATGAAAAATATACCAACAAAAATAAAAGAAAAGCCGATGAATAAACAAGTATTAAGTGAATCTGAGTCTTTAAGAACACAACTAGATAAAGAAGATCATAATAATATTATAAATTTTTTAACGGATGTAGATAATGATAAGAAAGTAGATAAAGTAGATAAAGTAGAAGTTGATGAGGTAGATAAGGTAGAAGTTGATGAGGTAGATAAGGTAGAAGTTGATGAGGTAAATAAAGTAGAAGTTGATGAGGTAAATAAAGTAGAAGAGGTAGAAGTTGATGAGATAGAAGTTGATGAGGTAGAAGTTGATGAGGTAGATAAGGTAGAAGTTGATGAGGTAGATAAGGTAGAAGTTGATGAGGTAGATAAGGTAGAAGAGGTAGATGTAGATAAGGTAGAAGTTGATGAGATAGAAGTAGATGAGGAAACACTTAATAATATGTCAGTAAAAGAATTAAGAATATTATCGAATAAAAAGGGATTAATAAAATCAGGTACAAAAAATGAATTGATTGAAAGATTATTAAAATAAAAATATAATTATATATATATATATATATATGAATAATACAAAATTAGATTTCCCGGCAATTATGAGTGATGGAAGATCATTAACAGATTACAGATCATCATGTTTACTTGATTTAGGTAGTATAGTTTCTAAAGAAGATGGAGAAAAAATATATACGGATAATTTATATGCTAAATCACTAGAATATAGAAATTTTCTACAAAATAATGGAACACAAATATTATCCGGAATACATAATAAATTAGATAAATACTACAAATGTACAAATTGTCCAGATTATACAACAGTATATCCAAAACTATTACAGGTATGTGGTGATAATAGCAATTGTACTGTTATGCCTGTAGATGAAATGGGATTGGGTTTAGTGAATCAATCAAAAAGCCTTTATTGACGCCATCTATTATTACATTTTAAGCAAGTAATGAATTGTGTCATTGGTTCGTCAGCAGATCTTGTTTGAACTTCATATAACGAACATTCATTACTTTTACATCTAGAGCATTTATATAAGTTTGTCATAGCTTTTGGTTTTAATTCATTTTTAATTTTATCAGATTTTATTTTTTTATTAATTAATTCTTTCCAGTTATCGGGATTTATATCATATAAATGTAGATTATTAATATTACTGGGATTAATTTCAGATGATTTAATTCTATTAATAAAATTATTATTTTTTACATATGATTTGTCATTAATGTTAACATAAAATGATATAATCTTAAAATGATATAAATTTCTAAAAATATCATTATTCCATGATCTAATGATATTATGTTTTATAGCTTTTTCAATTACATAATTATATATAGATTGTTCAAATTTACGAGATAAAGATAAATCATTTATAAATAGATCGAATTTTTTAACCGAGTTATTGCGCAATTTATCATTAATATTCGAGTTCATATATATTTTTTAATTAATATATATATTATATAATATCAAATTTTTAATATATATTATTATCGTAACTTAAATTATTATCATCAAATGTATTTAAATAAATATTATCATATGTAATATTACTATTATTATATTCATCATCTGAATCATTTTCATTGATATTATCTGAATAATAATCACAATTTATTGAATAGAATTCTCCATATTCTTTTATACTGTAATTTATTAATTTATTATTTTTTAGTTTTACGATATATATATTATCATATAATATAATATCATTATAAGATAATATATCTAAAGAAGATACACCATTGGATGGAATTACATGATTATTTATTTGTTCTCCTTCTAAATTACCATATAATAGTAACTTTGAATTATTATCAATAAACCATTCAAATAATAAATTAATATCATTATTACTATTTTTTTTAATAGTGTTCATCCAGTTTTTTGTTGATTTAATTTCAGTCATCGTATCATCTGTATTAATTCGTATAATATTCATTTATTATATTAATATAAAAATAGTTTTATATAATATAATCTAATGAGAGACATAATATCGATATTTATTGGATTTTTATTTGTAGATATAATATTTAAGTCATATAGTAGAAATATTATAGTTTCGATACGTTCATAAAATTATAAAATAATAATTAAATATTATATAAAATGAGTGGTCAAACAGATATAGGGCATATCACTAATTCTGATAATCTTTCAAAAGAAGAAGAAGAAATTGTAGATTCTATTTTATCCGAAATTAATGAAGGAGATCAACAACAGCATATGGCGCAACAGCATATGGCGCAACAGCAGATGGCACAACAGCAGATGGCGCAACAGCAGATGGCACAACAGCAGATGGCACAACAGCAGATGGCACAACAGCAGATGGCACAACAGCAGATGGCACAACAGCAGATGGCACAACAGCAGATGGCACAAAAAAAACCATATTTAATGCCGAATGGACAACATATGCCGGAACAAATGATGAATAAAATGGGAATGTCTATGCCAGTAAAAATGGATGAGTCTCCAACTGAAAAATTAATAAGAGAATGTAAAGAACCATTGTCCGTATTAATGTTAGTAGTATTATTGAGTATGCCCCAGATAGATGAAGTACTAGTTAAAAGTATGCCATTATTTGATAATGAGGGATCTTTATCATTAGTAGGATTATTAGTTAAGGGTGTAATTGGTGCGATTATTTTTTATATCTTAAAAATTTACTCTTAAAATGATTATTTAGTTATCTAAAAGTTCGCTTATTTTTTTATAACATTTGTTTATAGTTACTTCAGAAATTTCACAAACATCATGTATATCTTTTTTTGATATGTCTAAATTATTTTTTAAAATATAATAGTAAATACACCCGGCTGTAATAGATGGTGGCGTATTCTCAGAAATTAAATTATAAGAAGATATTTTATTACATAAATCTTTAATTTCATCATTATTATTTAAATTTAATTTATTACAATATCTATCTATTAAATCAATTGGAGATATGCTATTTTTACTATATATTCTGGTATTATAAGATCTATTAGTTCTTAAAATTTCTTGAAATTTTTTAATACCACTAGTAACAACTTTATTATCAACATTAAATATTTTAGATAATTCTTTATCTGATCTTGGAACATCGCAATTTTTACATGCGAAGAATACAGATGCTACAATAATACCATGTCTATTTACACCTCTTGAGATTTTTACTTCAGCTATTAATGAATATAAGGATTTTGCTTCATTTATAATTTTTTGATTAATATTATTAGATATACAAGTTGTGGTTATAGTATTATAAACTTTATTTAAACTTCTTTCTTTATAAGTCATAGAATTCCAATTTTGAAATCTTCTAACTTTATTTGTATTATTATCACATCTATTAGTTTTATTAGAAACGGATGTACCCATAGATGATTTAGGTAAATAAGCATTAATAGGTGGTCCACATCTTGTTGGATCAGATGATTTCGAATCATCAGAACCATAATATCTCCATTCTGGAGCATCACTAATAAATGATATTTGTTTTTCACATATTTTACAAATATAGCTTGAATCTTTTGCTAGTTTTATATTTTCAGATATATCACAACAACTACTTTTTTTTTCATTATTAAAAATAGTTGATTCAAATAGACAATCATCAGAATTATCCATTAATTAACAATATTTATTTAATTAATTTTTAAATTATTTAAAATTTCAAATTTTAAATTTTAAATAGTATAATATATATATGATTACAGAAATTGTATCAGGATTATATATCGGAGATTCCGATACTTTACTTGATAAAGAGATATATAAAACATATAATATAGATATTGTTATTAATTTAACAACTAGTTATCAGTTTTTAGATATAAATGTACAAAAGATAAAATTTCCGATCAAAAATTTTATAGATTACAAAGATAGATACAAAAAATTATTAGTATATATATATAAAAACTTTGTTAATTATAATATATTAATATGTTCAGAAGAACAATATCAAACATTAACGGCGGCATTATTTTTAATAGAATATGGAAAAATACCAGATTATGATGTTAAATGTGTATTAACAAATAAAAATGATAAACTTGTACTAGACTACGATTTGTCTATATTTAAAAAATAAAGTAATTTAATATGTATTATGAAAATACCAAAAATAATTCATCAAGTATGGATAGGTCCCAAAGAACCCCCAATAAAACCAATGGATACTTGGAAAAATAAACATCCAGATTTTGAATATATTCGATGGAATGAATCGGAATTTGAAAAAAGAGATATGAATTTTGAATGTCAGGATAAGATAGATAGTATGGAACAGTATTGTGGGAAAGTAGATATTATGAGATTAGAATTATTATATAAATATGGAGGAGTATTTTTAGATGCGGATTCTGTATGTATTGAACCAATAGATTATTTATTGAATAATAATTTTATGATTTACGAGAATGAAAAAGTTAGAAAAGATTTAATTGCGAATGGTATAATGGGTTTTGTTCCTAAGCATCCATTTATTAAAAAATGTATTAATTTTATTAAAAATAATGAAGTAAGTCAATCTAAAACTGGTTTATTACCATGGCAAATAACTGGACCAACATTAGTAACAAAAATATATGATAAAGATATCTTTAATGATATTAGGATATTACCAAGTTATACATTTTTACCGATTCATAATACTGGTTTAGAGTATCAGGGTCATGGTAAAGTATATTCACATCAATTATGGGGTTCAACGAACTGGGGGAAATTTGATATGAGTGGTTCAATACCAAAACAATTTTTGAAACCAGAGGATGAAGTTTCCATTGTAATTCCTAGTTATAACACAAATATAAGATATGTTAATGAATGTTTAATGTCGATAAAAAAACAGATTGGGTATATTGGTATGGAAATAGTATGGATTGATGATGGTTCGGATGAATTAAATTCAACATTATTAAAAAAAGCATTGGAAGAATTTGAAAAAACAACAAGATTTGTGAGAATAATATATTCAGAAAATGAAACTAATAAAGGATTGGGATATTCATTAAATCGAGGCGTAGAATTATGCACTAATCAAATAATATTTAGAATGGATAGTGATGATATAATGATACCAACAAGAATCCAAAAACAATTAGAATTTATGAATAATAATCCAGAATGTGGATTATGTGCATCACAATTACAAATGTTTCGAAATATTAACAATAAAATTGTAGATTGTGGAAAAACAAATCATAAGTTTATATTTACTTGGAAAGATTTTTTAGATAATAAATCGAATCATTGGATTACAAACCATGCTACCTGGTGTTTTAGAAAACGAGAAATATTAGAAGTTGGTAATTATAATAAATCTCTTCATTCAATGTGTGAAGATTTTGAATTAATATTGAGAGTTCTTAAGAAATATGGAAAAATATATTGTTTAAACGATATATTATATTATTATAGATTACATGAAAATGGTTTAACATATAATGGTGGAAAAGAAGGTAGTTTATATTGGAATATAATAAGGAATGAAATTATTTATAAAATAATTAATAATATAGAAGAAAAACCAATAATAAATTTACAAGATAAATGTGTTATTGAAGAACCATGTTTTATTAAAACAGATAAAATAGAAATAACCAGAAAAAATCCTAAAAATAATGATATAGTTATTTTTACAGATTATTTAATTAATCAACATAATGATAATTTTAAAAATATAGCATTATTAATAGAATCGCCTGAAATAACTCAACAAAGTTATAATTATGTGTTAAATAATGTTGATAAATATGATTTAGTATTAACTCATAATAAAAAAATATTAGATATAAATAACGATAAAGTTAAATTAAATTTATATGGAACAACATGGTTACATGAATCATATCAGAAACTATACGATAAATCAAAATTATGTTCAATTATTTCATCAAATAAAACCATAACTTCTGGACATAAATTAAGACATGTCATATTAGAATATTTAGTAAAAGAAAATATTGATGTAGATAAATTTGGAGGAAATTTCAAAAAATTATCGGGGACAAAGAGTAAAATTTATACAATCGAGCACTCATGGAAACATATTACAAATGAAAAAATATTAGGATTAAAAGATTATATGTTTTCTATTACCATTGAAAATTGTAAAGAGGATTATTATTTTTCAGAAAAATTAATTGATTGTTTATTATCAGGAACTGTACCAATATATTGGGGATGTCCTAGTATTTGTGATTTTTTTAATATTAAAGGTATGATAATATTTGATACATTAGATGAATTAAAAGATATCTTAAATAATTTAACAATAGAAAAATATAAATCAATGGAAATATATATAAAAGAAAACTTTGAAAAAGCAAAAGAATATAATGATTATAAACTAAATGAAGATGAAATTATTAAACTATTATAACCTGTCATCAAATAAATCATAGAAAAATAGGTGAAATATATAATATTGGTTGTGATAATGGAATGGAATATTCTGTAATGGATGTTGCTAAAATATTAATAAATAAAATATATGATACAGAAGATTATAATAAATGGATTACATATATAGATGATAGACCATTTAATGATAAAAGATATTACATAAGTAATAAAAAAATACGAAGTTTAGAATGGAATATAAATATTAGTTTTGAATATGGTATTAGTTTATTATTTAAATAATAGGATTTATTTTTATATATTTAATTAAATAAATATATAATCATGTTAAGAGAATCAATTAATGAATGTTCGATTTGTTTATCTGAAATAGAAAATATTACAACAACTGATTGTAATCATAGTTATTGTAAAAAATGTATTGATGATTGTCTAGATAATAAACCAGAATGTCCATTATGTAGAAAAAATATTAAATATTTAAAAAATGATAAAGAAACAATTAGAGTTGTTAGATACAATAATATTAATGCTTCGAATAATAGAGTTATTAATCCCGAACCATTTATGTATAACTATTCGAGATATAAGGTATATAGATTTGGAGTAACATTATCTTTTACATATATTTTATATCAATTATATAAAATATCAGCACTAAATTATATTATAGAAATAAATGATAAAAAAATAGCAGAATGTATTAATAATAATACAGAATTAGAGAATACAATTTCTAACAATTCTTATAATAATATTCATATGGCGATGAGTAATTTAATTCATATATGTAAAATCCCAATCAAGTATTTTAATAATTGTATAAATAATTAATCGCGATTTACTACTTCCTCCTCTTCTGTATCTTCATCTGTCTCTAGATCATCGTCATCATCTGAGTCTTGGAAGGCATATGAATCAAGTGTCTTTGGCTTATCTACTTTAATTTGCTGAGCCTTCCATGATACACCAAACTTACTTCCAGCGACCCAAACTACGGTCAGTTGTAGTAATACTTTAATAGTTGACTTCTTAGGAAATAGTGCCATTACTTCATCATTTGACATATCATTAATTGGAATCTCTCGACGATTGTGATCAAATACCTTACATTCCCACTTTCCCTTATTCTTAGGAATCTTAAAACGGAAACTAGGTGGATACTTGCCATCCGGTTCACCAGTTTCTGGATCTACTGACACTCTCTTCATATTTGTGTATCGATCTTCAATAGCATCTTTATTTACCTTGTTCTTTGCGAGCTTTAGCCACTGGACATGATTCTTCATAGCCTCTTCACAAACCTTATTGTCAAGAGCTTCAGCAAACTCACACATATGCTTATTTGATTCACTAGACTCGGGATCAATGTTAACTGTGATTTGAAGTTTACCATTGTCAGAACTTTCATTATCGCTATAAAATGAAGCATCAAATGGCATTGATAATTTATCACTTCTTAGATATAGAGGCTCATCATTTACAGAGGCAAAAATAATCTTTCCACCACTCTGAGTAACCTTTACATCTGAAAACTTAATATTTTTAACTAGTTCAGTAGCTTCATTCGGCGAATATGTAACTGGTTGATCGGACATTATCTTTTTCTCTTTTTCTATTTATTTATTTATTTATTCTCTGTATACTTAATTATTTATTTATTCTCTGTATACTTAGTTATTTATATAATATAATTATCTCCTTATATCAATTTCAAATTTATATTTAATAATTAAAATATATATAATAAATTAAAATGAAATCAGAATTAATTAATAATAATAACATTATAATTAATAAATTTACATATAAATCATCTGATTATTATAAAAAAGATATTATAAATAATTATATTAAACTGAATAATATTATAAATCCTAATATTATTATAAAAATTAAAAAAAAAAAAAAAAAAGAGTTATTTGATAAATTATGTAACACAATTAATAGTTACAAAAGATTTAATGATATAAATGTTATAATTAAGTTACAATCATATATAAGAAGATATCTTTTAAAAATAAAAATAAAATTAAAAGGACCAGGAATATATAAACCAGTTAATAACGAAGATGATTTTTATTATAGTACAAATAAATCAGAGATAGGTTTTAATTATTATTTTTCATATAAAGATGATTCAGATAATATATGGATGTTTGATATAAGAAGTATATATAAATTAGTAAGAGATTCTACAAAACCGTTGAATCCATATACAAGAAATATAATACCAGATAACGTAATTAAGAATATAAGGAAGATAATTGGATATTTAAAAAAGAATAATATTCAAATAACATTAGAACATGAAAATATAGAATTAGATATAGAATCTAAAATAAATGATATAATTATAAAAATTTCAAGTTATGGATATAATATAGAAAAAAATTGGATAGATAGATTAAATTTATATAAACTAAAGAAATTATACGCATCATTTCAAGATATGTGGTATTATAGAATTCAACTAACACCAGAAACAAGATCAATGATAATTAATGATCAATTATTTTCAAATAATTATATGTTTGTAAATACTTTAAATGATGTATTACAAATTAAAACATTATTATTTAATGATGTATATAAATTAATAAATACAACAAATAATAATTATTCTAGCATGACTGCGATGTGGTGTATTATTTCTTTTGGAACTGTAATAAAAAAATGTATTGATCATAATCTATGGATTCAATCGATAATTTAAATATATTTAAAAAAATATTAATAATATATATTAAACAAGTAGTGCGGTTGGATAAATAAAATAAAATAAAACAAATAGTATAAAAAAATATAATGGCAGGAAAGAAAACAAAGACATCAAAATCTAATAAAGTAGTAAAACCGGTTGAGCCGGATCCTCCAGTTGAGCCGGATCCTCTAGTTGAGCCGGATCCTCTAGTTGAGCCGGATCCTCCAGTTGAGCCAGACTCTCAAGTAAAATCGAGTGAGGAATCAGAGTTCCTAGATTTTTCAAGTGAGCTTATGGAGATTCGTTCTACTCTAAAGGATCAAATGAATGTACTACGAGCTACTATTAAGTCTCTAGATTCTCTAGAGAAGAGACTCAATAAGGAGTCTAGAGTAGCTATTAAAAAGATGAGTGGTCGCAAGCAAAAGCTATTACCGAATGGTGAGAAGCCACTAAATGGATTTTCGAAGCCAGGTAATGTATCCGATGAACTTCGTAAATTTTTAGATCTAAAGAATGATGAATTAATCGCACGAGTTGATGTAACTAAGGCTATTACAAAGTACTGTAACGATAATGGTCTAACTAATCCATCGGATAAGCGTATTCTACTACCTGATGCGAAACTATGTAAGCTACTTCGCATTGATTCAAAATCTAAGGAGGACTTAACATACTTTAATCTACAAAAGTACCTTAAGATTCATTTTCCAAATAAGGATGGAGAATTTTTATCACTCTGAAATAATATATATGTAATTGTAAATGAGTAATGATGAATTCATTAAATTTTTATTTTTATTTATAGTAACACTAACAATACATAATAGTATTAAAATATGTTTAAAACAATCTAATATACTTTTTTAATTATATAAGCAATATATAATAAATATTATAATATACATGTTGATATCTACTGTTGAAAATTTTACAGTAGATATTAAATATAAAAATAAATTAAAATATTCGAATGATTTTACTTATATTCCAATCGAGATGAAATATTTACAAACACCAAAAATATTAATACCATATGGTATAGATAAAGAAAAAAATATTTTAGATATATTATTTATTAACATTGAGAATGACAAGAAAATAAAAGAATTAATATTTAAATTTAATAAATTATATGAGAAAGTTGAGATAAAATTTAATAAATTCAATGTTAATAATTTTTTAAAAGATAAGTTGATGCGCTTAAAAATTAAAAAATGTAAAATATATAATCAAAATAAAGAAGAAATAAATAATTTTTCGAATAATATATATGGTGAACTGATAATAAATTTGGATGGATTATGGATTGTTAAAAATGAAATATGGTTTAATTGGAATATATTACAAATTAAAGTTAATGAACCAATTTATTTACAACATTATTCATTCATTGATACGAAAGTTAATAAAAAACATATACCTCCACCACCACCACCACCTCCACCTCCACCTATACCAAGTAAAATAAATAATATTAAATATGTTCGCAAATTAAATAATAAGAATAATATAACAAATAAGAATAATATGACTATACCAGATATATCATTGTCAGAGGTTAAATTAATTTTAAAAAATTTAAATAAAATTAATATTTCTAAAAATTAAGTATAGAAATACTTTATTATATTATATATATGGAATGTTTAAAAAAATATAAAGATATAATTGGAAAACCATATGAGGGCGTTCATTCATATAGATTCATGGGTACTGCTATAGTTGATTATATTGTTACTATTATACTTTCTGTAATATTTGCCTATGTAACTGATATTCCCATCGTGTTAAGTACAATAATTGTATTTGTGTTAGGAATAATATTACACATATTATTTGGGGTTCCTACAAATACAACTAGATATTTAGGATTTTCTTAAAAAAAAATATATATATAATATATATATATAATGGCTAATTGTGATACATGTATGACCGGTGGTGGTAAAAGATCGAATCGTTCTAAAAAATCGAAGAGATCAATGCGTTCTAAAAGATCAATGCGTCCAAAAAGATCAATGAGTTCCAAGAAAACAAAAAAGTATAAATTAAAAAAAAGTAAAAGTAAAAGTAAAAGTAAAAGTAAAAGTAAAAGTAAAAAATCAAAATTAAATACATATATGATGGCTTTAAATAAAGCTAGAAGTTCAAATGCTAATTCATTTGAATATAAGGGAAAAAAATTTGTTAAAAAGAGATCAAAAACGGGGCTAATAGTTTATAGTTCAAAAAAAGGTTGAGAGGAAAACCATGTATGTAATTGTAGCTAAATTATAAATTTATATCCAATCCTAGAATTGGTGGTTTAGCTAACATATCAGCTCTATTATATTCCATATTTTGAAAAGTACTAGATCTATTTAATACTTCTGGAACATTATCTTTATTTTCAAAAAAGTTATAATGTTTATTAGTTTTATTATCATTGTAAAATTTGAGAGATTTTTCATAAATATACATAAATGGATCCAATATTAAATCATTTGGCTTAATTAAATATCTTGAATTATTTAAATAATCGATTTTATTAGAAGCTTCGGGTATTTTATTCATAATATATATATTATATTATATATTTTTTTAATAACATCTCTTTCCAAATGTAAACATATAATCAAATAAAAATATAAAAAATATACAAGTACATATATATAACATTAATTCATTAAATTGATCATTCTGAACATCTAGTGAATATCCTTCAACAATATCTTCTTTATTACTATTTGAGCATGTAAATAATTGATCCTTTAGATTATTTATTTCACCTGTTAATTTTTCTACAATTACTTTATATTTATTATCAAGATCTTCAAATAATTTTTTATTAATCGCATTGACTTCATAGTCTATATTATTTTTAACAGTTCTTTCAGGATCAACAAATTCTCTTTTTTCTAGATTGCTGATTCTTTTAGATAATTTAACATTATCATTTAAATATATATCTTCTTTTTTATTTCTTTTATCTTTACTAAAACCAGGGAAAGCATCATCTATACTACAAAATCCCACCATTATTGTTGTATATTATATATTATAAAATATTATATTTTTTATAATATAAATGTATAAAATAAATGATGATACAAATAAATATATATTAGGATTAGCTATAATAATTATTAATATTGGATCAAGGTTTATATTAGATGAGCTAACACCAAAACAAAAAAAATTTATTAATAGACCCGCAATAAGAAGATTAACCATATTTTGTATATTTTATATGACAACAAGAGATTGTGTAGCAAGTATAATATTAACAATTACATTTATATTGATAACTATGAATATTTATAATGAAGAGGTACAATCTGAAAAAAAAGATGAACACGACAAAATATTAAATGAAATACAGATAGTTTTATCTAAATATTCAAAGTAATTCCATCATTTTTTGATTCACCACTATTTAATGATATAGAATCTAAATCAATATTATTTGGATTTAGATTCATTTGATTAATAATATCATCTAGATCATTGTCGGGTGGATTCATTTCTGCTCTATAATTATTCATATTTTCACGACCACCCCCCATTAATCCTGACATCATACTCATCATATTTGGCATACCACCACCACTTGATGTATTATTATTATTACCACTCATTCCATTAACAGCAGCTTCAGCAAATTGTTTTTTTAATTCTGGATTTTGACTTAATATTTGATCCATTCCAGGGAGAGATGTTTTAAACATTGTATTTGTTAAATGGAACATAAATGCGCTTCCACCTAACATAAATAATAATCTTAATTCTGGTGATGATTCACCCGGACCACTGTATTTTTCAGCTAATTCTTCAAACACTTCATCATAATCATTTATATTTTCATTAACTGATTCTGACCAACCATCTAATTTAACACTGAATGGATCGAATCTTCCATTCAAGAATTCTATACCAGTAATACACGCCATTAACATTTTTCTCTGAAATTTAATAGAATTTTCTAATTCTCTTTGTTTTTTTAGTTTTGTATATTCATTTCTCATATCATCTAAATGAGAATTCATGGTATAGTTCATAGTTGTTCTAATACCCTGAGATTCTAATTTTTTAAATTTATATATTAAATCTATTTTTTCATTTTTTATATCTTGTGAATTCATTTTATGAATTGGTTTATATTCTTCTTCACCCTCATCCTCTGATATTACATTATCTAATATTGGATCTGATAGTGGAATACTCTTAGATTCAGAATATGTATTTATATTTTTAACTTCTGGATCTTTTGGAGAATATGATACTGATATATCATCATCATTTTTATATGATAGATCTTCATTAGATGTTGACGATTTTATTTTATTCGGATCAACTAATAAATCGACCCCAAGTAAATTATTATCATCTATAGTATCATTAACAATATTTATATCATCTAAATTAATGTTCTGTATCCCTTCATCAATATTAACTTCAAAATTGTCTGCCATTTAATTATTGTTAGAAAGATTTATTATAATATATACGCATTAATCTTAAATAGATAAATATGTATGTATATCTTCTGGCATTTCTTTAATATTTGTATCATAATATTTTTTTAATTCATTAAAATTATCTAATTCTTTATTTAATACGAAATTTATTGCGACACCTTTTCTACCATACCGTCCACTCCTCCCAATCCTGTGTATATATGTTTCATTATTAAATGGGATATCAAAATTTATAACCAATGATAATTGTTGAATATCAATACCACGTGATAATAAATCTGTAGATAACATAATTCTTGTTTTTCCTGATCTAAATTTGTCCATTTCTTCTTTTCTCTCACTAGATGATAAATCACCATGAATATATGAAACAGGATATTCATCATTAGATAATTGTGTATATAAATTATTTAATGATTTTTTAGAATTTAAATATATTATGGATTGATTTAAACTGATTGATTTAAATAAATCAATCAATACATCATATTTCCAAGAATAAGTATTTAGTAAAACATAAAATTGTTCAATACCCTCTAGTGTTAACTGTTCTTTATCAACTAGTATTTTATTTGGATTTGTCATAAATTTTTCTGTTAAATCTAATACATTTCTAGGCATGGTTGCGCTAAATAAACATATTTGTGTTTCTTTTGGAAGATATCTTATAATCTTATACATTGTTTCTAAAAAACCAATTGATAACATCTCATCTGCTTCATCTATAGTTAATATTTTAATATTATTTGTAAATAATTCACCCCTGTCAATCATATCTAATATTCTACCGGGTGACCCTACTATAATATGTGGATTATTTTCTCTTAATTTTTTAATATCATTTTGTATGGGTGTTTTTCCTACTAATGTAATAATATTAGCTTTATAATAATTATTTAAATTCGAAATGACTTCATAACATTGATATACTAATTCATGTGTTGGACACATAATAATACTCTGAAGTAAATCATTTTCTTTATCTATATTATTTAATACACCAATACAAAATGAACCAGTCTTACCAGTTCCCGATTGTGCTTGAGCTATAAGATCTTTCCCCGTATTAATTAATGGTATAGATTTGTATTGAATATTCGATGGATTTTCGTATCCATACGAAAACACCCCTCTTAATATTTCATCCTTTATTTTCAATTCTTCAAATGACATAATTATATTATATATATATAATTTATTCTTTAATTATTGTCAAAGATATCTTTTATATTTGTAAGTAACTTAACAGGATCTGATCCATTATATGTCATTTTTATATCATTTTCATATATTAAAATAAATGTAGGAACAGACTTTACATTATATTTATCACAAATTTCTTCATTATTATCTATATCTATTTTATATATTTGTAAATTATTTATTTTTGTAAATTTATCATTTATTATTGGTGATATTCTTTTACATGGACCTCACCATGATGCCGTAAAATATAATAAATTATATGTTTTTGATTCTTTCAAAATATTTTCTATATTACTATCTTCATCTATCTCAATTATTTCATTAATATTTGTTTCCATTTTATATAATAATTAAAAAAAAAATAATATATAAACTTAAATCCATTTTTTATATTGAATAATAAATAAATATCGTATATAATAATCATATAGTTTATTATTAATCAGAATAATCTTCAGTTGATGATTCTGTATCATAATCAGAATCAGGATCACTATACATATTTATTAGATTAATCTGATTGACCGTTCCTATCGGATCCTTCTTCATTTGTAAATTTAATTCTCTTTCATAATTTGCTCTTTTTATATTTGTCATAGCCATAATTTCTTTATCTGATTTTACTTCAAATATTGTTGGTATAACTGGTAATGGAGCATTAAAATCTTCTATATTTACTATTCTATCGAATTTAATTATCCCTTCAGGATTTCTATTGGAACATATATAACTACATATTCGCTTGTCTGTATCATATATGATGAAAGGATCTTGAGTATTTTCACCACACACAGTACACGACATTTTTTATATATTGTTTTAACTAATTATAAGATTAATAATTTCAAATTAATATTTAAAAATAGAATTATATAATATAATATAATTAACAAATATAGATGGAACTTATTGATTATGTTAATAATAATGGAATTGATTCACTAAAAAGTGATAACATTAAAATTAATAAATTTAAAAATCTTAAATTAGTAAAATACAAATATGGATCTAAATTAACAAATGAATATCAAAAATATTGTAAAGGTGCTATATATAATTGTGAAACAAACAACTTTGTATGTATTCCACCAAAAAATTCTGAATTATATAATAATCAACCATTAAGCAAATCTGTTATTATTCAAGATTTAATTGATGGAACAATGGTTAATATGTTTTATGTGAATGATAAATGGAATATATCAACTAGAAGTGACATTGGTTGTAATAATAAGTGGTCTGACAAGTCATTTATTAAAATGATTAATGATATATGTGATATTAATACTATAACAAATGTATTAAATAAAAACTATTCATATTCTTTTGTACTTAGACATAAATCTAATAAATGTGTATCTAATATTGAATTTAACTCATTAGTTCTTGTAGACATATTTGATTTATCAGATAATATGTATGTAACAGATATGAATGCTCATTTTAATATAAACGTACCATTCTATATTATTAATCATTATGCTTATACAAATATTGAAAGATTAATGAAATTAAAATGTAATCATGATTGGAAGGGATTTATTATTAAAAATAATAATATTAGATACAAATACATTAATCCAGAATATAAAAAAGCAAAAGATATTACAATAAATTCTAATAATTTATTATATACATATTTTAGTTGTAAACATGATAATACTATAATGAAATATCTAAAAATATATCCTGAAAATAAAAAAGATTTTGATAATTATAGAGATTTGTTTAATATCATGGTTAATGAAGTATATGACAATTATGTTAAATTTAAAATTAAAAAAACTATTAAATTTAATGATATTCCATTTCATTTAAAACCATTAATAAATAATATTCATGATCAATATATAATTAAAAATAAAAGAATTAGTATAAAATTTATTAGTAATTATATTACAAAATTACCATTAAAACGTATAATATTTATTATGAATAATTATATAAATTAAATTTTATTATTAATTTCATTTAATATATCTATAATCTTAAGAATAATATTATTTAAACTTTGAATAAGCATGTTTAATGTTTGATTATCATTAGAAAACATTTCTTTTGGTGATAAATTTAATTCAATATAAAATTCAAGTGGATGTGGTTTTCTATATCCACATATATTAATAAATGATTTCTCATTTAAATTAGAAACATGTGATTGGATTATATTACCAATAGTATCATCATAATCAGGCATTTTAATTATAAATAGCTTATCTTTTTTTGTATATTTAAATTTTGATTCTACATCTAATAATAGTATTTTATCAAATTCTTGTATACAATCTTTTAATTTATTTATTAAAATATTAATAGATTGCTTATATAATATTATCGGAGAATAGTAATGATAACCAGTAATATTAAAGTCATACCAATAAGGCTCCGTATTAATATCTCTATGATAAAATCTTTCAATATTTTCAAAGCGATAATCGACTTTAAAGTCATCTAAATTATCTTTATCAATATTTTTTATTTTAATTTGATCATTAAGAGATTCATTAAATTGTTCTTCATCTATATGAAAAGTGTATAGACAATTAGATATATTATTATATTTAGCATGATCATATCCAGTGCCTACATTAGGTATAGCATATAATTTAAGAGATTGTTTTTCATTAGAATTTGTAGATTTTAATTCTGTTATAAATATGTAACTTATTATATCACGTATTTTAAAAGGTTTTATAATAATATTTTTAAGTTTATCAGATAATTTATTGTCTAGATCATAATCATCGATTGTTACATTATCTTTATAAGCACTTGTTTTTTTCAATGGATAAATATTAAAATCATTAGTTGTTACTTTTAAAACAGGATTATCCTTATCATTTGTAACATCAATCATAAATAAGTAGTCATTTTTATATTTGGCTGGATCAATATTCAAAGGAATTAAAGATATCCTCTGTTTCAAATATTCATTATGAACAGATGTATTATTTTCTAGTATTTTAATATTATCAAATGATACAGTATCTATGCTACTAATTAATGTTCTGCGTATTCCATTCATTATACTTTTATCTAAACCAACCGATTCATCTCCCTTTAATTCAAAAGATAATTCATCATTAGAATCTTTTATATTTATATATTCCATTTATATAAGTATTATATTATAATATTTATTATTTTATATTATTTCAAATTTTATGTTTTATTTTTATATTTTTATTAAATAATATTATTATAATGAGTGATAGTATATTATTTATAAGTAGAAGATGTAAATATTGTCAAGAATTATTGATATTAATTCATAAAAATAAAAATGATATTAGTAAATTATTTAAAATTGTAGATATTGATAAAAATCAATTTCCTAAATATGTCACAAGTGTTCCAATTCTTAAATATGGAGATAGATTAATACATGGGTCCGATATTACAGAACAAATTAATATGTATTTATCTGAGATTAGACCAAATAATGTAATTAAATCACATAATGACAATATGATGCCGATGATGTCTAGTAATAAAGATATATATTCAAATAAACATAATACACAAAATAATTCTAATATTATATCAAATAATAATCCTAATAATAATCGTAATAATAATCCTAATAATAATCCTAATAAAGATAACTATGATAATTCAATTAATAATTTAGATTCATATTGTATTGATGGTGTTTGTAGTATAGAATTTTCATCAATTGATGAAAATGAGGTTGATTCATTTATTTATGATAAAGTAGATTTTGAAAGTAATACACCCGAATCATCAAATTTACATGTTAATAGTGATAATGAATCAATTGATAAATCATTGGAAAAATTAATGAATGAACGTAATAATGAATTACCTCAATCTGATAATAATAATATTCAAAATACCTTAAATTTAAGTATGGATTCAAATACGCTAGATTTACGCGTATAAACAATTACAATAAAAATATTCATTATAAATATAATGGATTACGATAAATTAAATATTAAAGCATTAGATTTATTTAAGTCGTTCATCAAAGATATCATTAATGTATATCCAGAACATAAATCAATATTATATGATAAATATGGAGATATTATAGTTGGTGATAGCAATGATATTACTAATTTTTTAGAGAATATAAGCAAATATGAAAAATTAATAACGAATAGAGATAATAAATTATTTAATAAAGAAAATATAATATTCGAAGGTATTCCTATGTCAGAATTATGGAAAGAAGATATTTCTGATTCTACTAAAAAAAACATTTGGAAATATTTACAGACATTCTGTGTAATTCATATTAATCTAAAATCGAGTGAAAGTCTAAAAGAATTATTAAGCGGTGAATCTAATAACTTATCTTCAACAGATAAAAAAGATTTAAAAGATTTAAAAAAAATAAAAAAAATGAAAGATGATATTAATAAGAGCGACTCACTATTTGGTGATCTCAATATTGAAGAAATGTTGGGTAATTCAACAATAGGTAAAATAGCTAAAGAAATAACAGAATCAATTGATTTACCAAATTTAGAATCTCCTGAGGATTTAAGCAAATTATTTCAAGGAGAAAGTATAATGAATATATTTAACACTGTTAATACCACTGTTAAAAATAAAATAGATAGTGGCGAATTAAGTAATGATATACTTAAAAAAGAAGCAGAGGGAATGTATCCTAATATGATGAAAAATGATTTATTTAAGTCTATGTCTGAAACTATGTCAAAATTTAAACCAGAAGAAAGTGCCAGTGGTATAAATAGTGATGGTATTAATATTAATAATAATAATCTTGCATAAATATATATATATATATGACTAATTTTTGGTTTAATGATATGAATATTATTTTGAATAGAAGTTATATAACAGAAGTTATCCCTAATAATAATTATGAGGTTAATAGAAATATGAATGCTATATTTAGAGCTAGTTTATATTTATCTCTAGTAATATTTTTATTAAATAAAAAAACTAATATATTCGCATTACCTCTAATTATAGCAGTTATAACTATAATGGTACATAAAAATAATATAAATATACAAGAAAAAATAATATTATTAAATAAAAATGAAAATAAAAATGAAATTACAATAAATAAAGAAAATAATAACAATAATATAATTAATAAGCTGAAAGAAAAATTAAGATTTCCAACAATTAATAATCCACTTATGAATCTTAATTTAGTAGATCATGATAACAAAATCGCAGTAAATCCAAATAACCAATTAGTAAAAGATGATATAAATAAAAATTTAGATATAAATGTTTATCGAGATCCATCTGATACAAATTACGAATCATTTAATAGATTTTATACAATGCCTGTTACATCCATAATTAATGATCAAAAGGGTTTCGCCGAATGGTGTTATAGTGGTGATAGTGGTTGTAAATATGGAAATCAAAAGGATTGTTACAAAAAAAGAGGCAGAAGTGGTGGATCTACCGGTGGAGGTTTTGGTCCCAGTTAACAGTTATTTAAATTATTTCTTACATTCTTTAACAAATAAAATTTAATAATATTAAATTAATTATAGTTATAATTGTAAACATATGTTATTGTACCTCCCATATAAATTATTAATAAAATGAATAATAGTATATTTCTAATTTTAGTTGTTAATTCTTTTTTATCTATATCTTCTTCATAGTATTCCTCATATTTATATGATATGATAAGTAAATATAATAGAAACCAAACAAGTAAGTAATATGTATGATTAAATTTTTGTAAAACCAGTTTGATAAATATGTTTCATATCACAATTTATTGTATGTGCTATAAAGTACCCAGATGTTGCGAATAATAATGAAAATAAACTAATTATATTATTTTAGATTATTCATTTAATTAATATAATAAATTTTTTTATAATAATAATATATATTATGTCTATAGTTTTTGATAAATCTGATAATTATGAATTAAATCAACCAATGGGATTAAATGACGATAAAAGAATATTGAATATTGAAGCATTACAATCATTACATAGTGGTATTTATACACTTGAAAATCTAAGACCATCTAATATTATTAATCCGGTACAAGTTCAAACAAGTCAAACTGGTATAAATTTAAAAGCAGGTAATGATACTGTTGGAGAACATGGTCATTTAGTGAATGATAGTAATTATTTAAGAACGGAAGAACTAACAAATAAAAATAATATTCACCAATTAAATCCTAGATTTACATTATCTACCCCATATATAAAAGGATTTTTGGATGTTGATAAAGAGACTAGATTAATAAATTCTAATAGTACTTTACAAAAAAGAACATGTAATGTATTATCTGGAAAATCTTTATTAGAAAATTATTTCACACCAATGATTCCCAAGTTAGAAACTACTATTCAAGACAATAAATTTATTATACCAGAAGATTCAATGGATGAATGGAAAAGAGGAGGTATATCAACAAGACAACTATTAAGAGAATATACATATAAGAAAAAATGTTCTGATAATAATATATTAAAAAATTATATTAATAATTAATATAAGTATAATGAGTATATTTAGTCAAAATGATATAAATAATATAAATAATAATAAAGACAAACAAGTATTATTAAATCGTGCTATTGATGAATATAAAACATATAACTATAAGTCCGGTAATAGTCAAATAGATATTTTAAATATTCCTAATTCTAATATTTATGATAAATATAGTATCCTTAATGTAGATAATCATAATTATAATAATTCTAGTAAACAAATTATTAATGATTTCTATTCACTTAAAGAGAAATTAATTCATAGTGATGGTATGGGTATAAATAGATTCTATAATTTATTAAAAAATCCACAATTTAATGTTATTGAAAAATATAATGGAGATAATATTTCTAGAATAGGTATGAATACTACACAATTATACAAAGATTTATGTAATTAAATCTTTATTTTTTTATTAGATATTTTATATTATGAGTGAAATTCAAGAACAAAATTTTAATATTAGTTCAATAACAAATAATCCCATTAATTTAGAAAATGATATGGGTATTAGTCCTCAAAAATTTGCTTCATCAGATGGTCTTAATTATAATAAATTCGATAGTTTAAATCCAGCTAATTATAATTTTGATTATGGTGAAACATATTCAAAAAAAAAAGAAGTAAAATCTTTATTTAATCCATCCATGTACGGTGGAAATGTATATGGTAAAAAGGTAGATAGTGATTACATTGATAAAGATAGATATGATCTAGGTATGTATAGAAATTTTGAAAAATCTACAGAGAGACAATATATTGCTCCTATTGATGAAAAATCTTCCGATAATGTTACAATTGGAAAAATGATCGCGAATAGAAATCATATAGATAACATACGTAGTGAAGTTAATAAAAAAGATAATTATAAGGGTAGAATAATATCAGGAAAATCTATTAACGACTCCCGTGGATTACAAGCCACAGTTAATAAAAATAAAGTTTATAGAGATTATCAAAATTCCCCTGATAAATATTTCATATCTAATACTATTAGCAAACCTGAAATAAGATCAGAAAATATTATGAAATTTACAAACAGATCAATTTTTAATAATAATTTTATGACTAATGTTAAAACATATATTTCAGATCCTGAAAACGTACCCGCTATGCAACTATCTAATCGCCAACAATTATTCTCTAATGATAATAGAAATGTAATTGCTAATAATACATCTCAAAATTTTTATGATTATAATAATTTGGGATACACTGTATATCCAAATGAAAGAGAAACAATAACTGAAAATATTGAAAGAAATAATGCTACTACTTATATTAAAAAATCTACATTAGGTTATGATTCATCTGGACCAAAATATTTAGATAAACCACAGGCCAAGCAAATAATTAATCAGTCCGAATTATTAAATCCAAAAACATATGTTAATAATGAAATCTCAAGAGATAATTTATGTACTTATCAAACAGACCCCACAAAAGAAATTATATCAACTGGTAGAGAACCAACCTTATCAAATGTAAAATTAATGGGAGGCGTTGATCGATTTACAACAGAAACTAAAAAATTAGATGATGATTATATGACACAATATCAAACCGGTTTAACTAATATCTTTGAATATACTCCTATTTCTAGTGATACTAAAAATACTAGAGATAAAGTTGTACTAGATAATAAAAAATTATCTGATAGAATCTCACCTGACTTATTAGATCCTTTTAGAAATAATCCACTGACTAAACCACTAACTAGCTATGCTTATAGTTAAAAATAACATCCGGGATCGTCTATATACATGTCTTTAATAATTTTACTAATATAATACATTATAGAATTATATACTATCATACTTAAGAATATAATTAGATAGCCAACAAATCCACGACATCTATAAGCCATTGTACGTAAAAATGTAAATGCGAACATAGTAACAATTAAATCAATAAATGATTCTATAACCAACCACATTTTTAATCCATAACATTCATCACCACTCATAAATAATAAAAATATCGTTACTAAATTCATTACGAACGCAATTCCTATAGAAATTATATATAAACAAGTAGCAATCATCATCAATATTCCCATATTTCTTTCTATATTTGATTTACATTTATCTTTAAAATTCTTATCAACAAATTTTAAAATACTATTTTGAAATATCATTATCTATATATATATATATAATTATATTTTTTTTGAAAAATTAATAATATCAATTTCTTTTTTTGTAAATTTATTAATATTAATTTTTTTATATATTTGTTTTTTTTCTATTATACTACTATTTTTTTTACTCTTATTTATTATATGTTTCATTTTATCTACTTTATCATTGTATGATTTAATATTATTTGTATAATCATTTATTATTAAATATAATTCATTTATTTGTTCTTTATTTAAATTATTTAAATTAAAAAATATACCATTATTATTTTTTATATAATTAATTTTATTAGATTTAATATAATCATATATTATATAATCTGTCTTATTATCCATATCAATTATCATTTTATAAAATAAATTAATATTCATTATTTATAACTATATATTTTTTTTTTATTTCGGACGACCAATTATTTGAATTGTTTTATTATTATATTTCGTTCTAACAGCAGTTATTTCTATTTTAATTTTATCATTTATATTAATGTTTTTATCTTCAAATCTAGATAGTGGTATTAAAATTAATAATGGACTATCTTCAAATGTACTACCCTCATATTTACCATAATCATTTAATTTAATATATGCTACCACTCCTGCCTTTGTTATATTATTTATATAACAATCAATATTAAGACCTATTACAGGTGATACTAATACTGTTTTATAATTAACATTGTATGATATCTTATTATTACCAATACATTTACCATATTTAGAGCGACCAACTATTACAATTGTATCCTTTATTATATATCCAGATGTTATTGTTTTCCCTTCAAATTTATCTTTTAATTTAACTAATAATATGTCATCTATACCAGATTTAAGTTCACTACTATCTATATATATATCATCTGATAATAATTGCTCATTTATTAAATCAGTTGTCATTATAATAAATATTATATATATTTATTTATATATATTGTTATCAAATTATAATAAATATGATATAATATTAATCAATTTTATTTCCTTTTTCAATATCATCTTCAGATTCAAGATTAGGTAAGATATCTTCTTTTTTATCATAATCAGGTTCAAGATTAGGTAAGATATCTTTTTTTTTATCATAATCAGGTTCAAGATTAGGTAAGATATCTTTTTTTTTATCATAATCAACATTAGGTAATTCATCTTCTAATTGATCATCATATTCTTTTATTCCATTCAAAAAATCTGATATCTCATTTATCTGTTCCACATGATTTTCTGCGTTAGATTCTCCCATGGATTTTTTTAGATTAGATACTCTCCCTATACTTGTTAATTGTTCAATTTCTTTAGAAGCATCATTTTTTTTATGTGTTATAGTATCTGATGATTTATTTATTTTATTAATGTTCTCTGAAACATTACTCCATTTTTTTGATTTATTATTATTTTGTTTTTTTTCTTTCATTTTAATTCCTATATTTGACATTAATTCAGCTGCTTTTTCTTCTTTTGTAGGTTTATATATTTCACATTCATCTAATCCATTACATATGTCAGGCTTTTTTAAAGAAGCATTTGAAAAATTAGATTTAAATTGTTTTATAATAGAATCGTCAATTGTTGGTGATTGTTCTATTAATCTGTCATATTCTAATCTACAAATTTTTAAAAATTCTTTTACTGGTTTTCTTTTTTTTGGAGCCATGGCCAATTCAACTGCTATATTTCTACCAAACTTTGACCACTGAACTTCACTTAATCGATGAGATTCCATTAATTCAGCATATCTTAAGAAATTTTGTAATGTTGATAATATACCCGCAAATATATTAATAGAACCTACTCCAGCCATCGCTAATTGTTTATGTTCATCTGGTACAAAACTATCCATAGCAAAATTAGCTGTCCCGGTTAATGTTGATAATATAATTACTGGTATTGTAAATATGTAATTCATTCGCCTATATAGTTTCTCTGATCTACTATGTAACCATTTATAACAGGTGGCTTTATCTGCCCATTCAGCCATTAGTATCTCCTCTTGTGATGTCCAAGGATCATATTCTTCATTTTTATTGGATTTGGATGCATTCATTATATTATTATATTATATTTTTAATAGTCTCATAATCCTAGTACAATGATTATTATTATATATTGCTTTCCCACTTTCTATATCTTTTATACATTTTTCTGGTAAATTTAATATATTTGCCAATTGTTTCTGAGTTATTTTCATTTCATTTGTTCTCTTATGTATTATCTGTTGTCTAAATTCTGTTGTATATTTCTTATGTTGTAATTTATCTGTGTCAGCTTTTTCTTCTATCTTTTTTATCTTATTATATTCTTGATTTTTATTATTTATTTTTTCTTTTTTTTGTTTTGGTTTCTTATTAATTATTATCTGTTTCCAGTCCTGGTGATCAAATAATTGTTCATCACTCATTATTTATATAAATTATTATATATTTTTATTTATATATTATATATAATTTCTTAAAAAAATAATTTGAAATTGTTTTTTTTTATTTTATCATATAAACAGATAAATAAGTGTAAAGAACAAGAAAATAAAATGCACACATACACATCTAAGCAGCCACGTCAGTGTGGACGACAAAATGGACGACGCAACCAGCCGAAACAACCCAAAAATCGTGTGAAAACACGAGTAAAGGATCAATCGGCTACACATGTCATTCGATCTGTCGACATAACGCATAATAACATTATTCGAATGCGTAATATGTGGATTCAACAGGGTGGTGTGTGGTAAAAAAAGAATAATAATTTACATTTATATATTTTTTTTGTTGTTATAATAAAAAAACTAAATACATACTTATTATTTATTTTTTAGATTATTAGAATCAACTACAAATGATAGAATATAATTATCTGTCGTATCCTTCATATTCTCATCAATATTTAGTAATGATTTTCCAACAATAACCCCATTCGTGAATTTAACACTATTTGTATATCTAGAATTCATTGCACGCATCTCTCTACATAAGCGATACACATCATAATCTGATTTTTTTTGTTGTTGATTCATTTTATCTGTTTTTAATAATAATTTAAAAAAATTAAATCAAATTAAATAAAGCCTAATTCTTCTACAACTTACAATATCCTTGATAGGTCGACTTTAGTTGACCGGTTGTTAACCAAAAGGATACTTTTCTGCTACTGCGCCTGCGTTTGGCACGCACCGAATTGTCAACATTGTTTTGTTTGTTATCTGGCATATTTATTTTTATTTATTTATTATTATTTATATAATATAATTTAAAAAAAAACAATTTCAAATTATATTATTTAATAATATAATATAGATAATATTAATTATATAAATCACTCATTTATAATATGTATAATTATTAATATCTTTTTATATATATAATTATATATATATGTCAATATTCACTAAAATATCAAATGATATAAATCGTGTAGCTGATGATAGTAATGATGAATTTAAATTCTTATATAGTTATAATCAATGTACTAATACAGATGCTATGTGGGGTAATAATAATGGCCCACAATTCCAAAACATAAGATCAGAATTATCTAAAGATATTAATGCTTACTATTTACCTAAAATGAATACAAATTGTGTATCATGTAATAGTTTATGGGGTAACTCTACTAGTAGAAAAATGATTGTTCGTGATTATTAATTAAAAAAATAAAAAATGGACAATGCGGGAGTTGAACTCGCATAGTTGGACTTACGCCGGTGGATTGAAAGTCTCACCCCTTTCGGAACTACCCAGACCAGTTCTGGATTGCCCATAATAATATTATAATATAAATTTAAAATTAATTTTTCATTTTCAAAATTATAATTTATTATAACATTTTCTACAAACTGGTATATACTTATCTTTTTCACCAATGTCAATTATTTGGTCATTTTTATTTAATTTTTTAGAAAAAATAGCATCTGTTCCATCTTTACATATAGAACAATATGCTTTTAACATTTTAATATTATCAGCATGTGGGTATAATCTATATAATTCTCCGAAATTATTTCTATTACTATCACCATTAAGTCCAATTATAATAACATGTTTATTGTTATTATCAACAGCATTCGTTACAAAATTATATAAATCATCAAAAAATTGGCACTCATCTATAATTATATATTCACTATTATTATAAATTTCTTTAGGAACATCTATTAAATTTTTTAATGATATACATTCGATTTTATTTTCATCATGAGTAGAAATATTATTATTAGAATATCTATTATCTAAGCGAGAATTTATCTTTAATACACTTTTATTTATTGAAGTTAATTTTTTATAAATTTTTAAAATCTCAGTTGTTTTACCAGAAAACATACATCCACATATTATTTCAAGTGACATAAAAAAATATATATATAAATAAATATTTTTTTATGTTTAAACACTTATAGTTCAACGTCATTCATATGATCTGCTAAATCTTCAACATCTATATCTACTGTCATTTCTGAGTCTACACAAGAATCTCCATCAACTTCATGACCATCTGGTGGACCATCATTCAATATAGCTTCCTCTTCATATTGTTCCCTCGGATCATAACCCATAAGTCTAGGATAATAATTTGGATCTAATTGATTCCCATATAAATATACGTTAAAGACGATGTCTAATAACTCATTAATCATTTTTAATTTTCTTATTTCTAAAGGAGACCTGTTTCCACTCTCTTTTGAATCAACGTATAAATATTGAATAGTTGACATTTCTTCATCTTCTAGATAAGCATTGCCCCTACCCTCATCAGTAATAACACGTTGATCACTTACGATATAATTAAAATTGAATCTTTCTATATCTTCCAAAATATCAGATATATTAATATTGGCCATTTATTATGCGTTTATAATATTATTCTTTATAATAAATCAAATTATATAATAGAATAATTAAAAAATAATAAAGCGTCTATTATTGTGTCAAACTTGTAATCAACGTAATGTGGTTTTTCTTTATATGATGGATTAATCCATACAGTTATCCAATTAAACTTTTTAGCCGTTTTTAAATTTATTAATAAATCGTCATAAAATATTATATCTATAAATGCACATCCATTTGGAAATAATGCTTTTAATATAAATAAATATGGATCAAGATATGGCTTAATTCTTTGATTTTTATATAAATTATCTCTTGCGAATATATAATTAAATGTAGGTGTATTCATATGTAATAATGCGTCATAAGCATGACCAAATGTTCCATTAGTAAATATAAATTTATATTTAATATCTTTTAATAATTTATTTAATAAATTATTAGGTTTAATATCATCATAATTTTGATAACTATTTGACATTAATAATGTATCATCTAAATCAAATATATGGATCATTTAATATATACATATATTTAAATAGATGGTTATAAATATATATATATAATATATATATGGCAGATTATAATAATGAACCTATATTATCTCCAGAGGAAAATAGATATGTATTATTTCCAATTCAACATTCAGATATATGGGATATGTATAAGAAAGCCATGGCTAATTTTTGGACTCCTGAGGAGATAGATCTATCTAAAGATTTAAAAGATTATAATTCATTAACTGAAGATGAAAAATATTTTATAGAAAATGTATTAGCATTCTTTGCGGCATCTGATGGTATTGTTAATGAAAATTTATTAGAAAAATTTTCAAATGAGGTTCAATATTTAGAAGCAAAATGTTTCTATGGATTCCAAATAGCTATAGAGAATATTCATAGTGAGACATATTCACTATTAATCGATACATATATTAAAAATGATAATATTAAAAAGAAAGAGAAATTAATAAATGCGATACATACAATTCCAAGTATAAAGAAAAAAGCTGATTGGGCTTTAAAATGGATTAATGATAAAAGATCATTTGGAGAAAGATGTATAGCATTTGCTGCGGTTGAAGGTATATTTTTCTCTGGTGCCTTTTGTTGTATATTTTGGCTAAAAAAGAGAGGATTAATGCCGGGATTGTGTCAAAGCAATGAATTAATATCAAGAGATGAAGGAATGCACACCGAATTCGCAGTACTACTTTATAATAAACATTTGAAAAATAAACCATGTGATGATATAGTAAAAGATATAATAATGGATGCTGTTAAAATTGAAAAAGAATTTATAACTGAATCGTTACCGTGCTCATTAATTGGAATGAATTCTAATTTAATGTCACAATATATAGAATATGTTGCTGATAGATTACTTCAAATGTTAAATATTGATAAAGTATATAATTCAAGTAATCCATTTGATTTTATGAATCTAATTTCGATTCAAGGTAAAACTAATTTTTTTGAAAAAAGAGTCGGGGAATATTCAAATATTGCGAACCCATCTGGTGAATCAGAACAAGTATTTACTTTAGATGAGGAGTTTTAATTATTTTTAATAATTGTAATGTCTATTATCTTATTATTTTCACTGTCATATTCTATATTGTAATGTTTATTTAATTGTGAATTATAAATATTTCTTATTATATCTTTTTTTGTTTCATCGTCCATTTCATTATTTTCATTTAAATATTTAAATATATACATTTTTTTATACCCATTTAATAATTTATTCCAATTAGGTTTTTCTGACATAAATGTTTCAGATTCTTTATCTAATTTGCCTAAAAGTAATGATGTATTTAATAACGGATCATATTTATTATATAAATTATTGCTTTTCCGTTTATATTTTATTATATCATTTAAATCATTCATATTAATATATAATATAATAAATAACCTTATATTATTTTTTTATATTAATTATATTATAATGAGTGGTTTAGAATTAATCTCAACAGCTGCTAAAATGGCAGAAAGTAAATATACAATGGATTTAAATTCTCCCGAAATTAAAAAAATAATTAAAATTGTTGAAGATTTTTTAAAAACAAATAAATTAATATGTTATGGTGGTACTGCCATTAATAATATATTACCAAAAAAAGATCAATTCTACACAGGTGATGAATTCCCTGATTATGATTTTTATAGTAATGATGCAGTTAATGATGCTAAAAAACTAGCTAATATTTATCATGAACATGGATTTATTAATGTACTTGCTAAAAGTGGTGTTCATTTTGGTACATATAAAGTATTCGTAAATTATTTACCAGTTGCTGACATTACACAACTAGATTCATTATTGTATAAAAATATATCTGAAGTTGCCTTTATTCGTAAAGGAATATATTATTGTACTCCAGATTTTTTAAGGATGAATATGTATTTAGAGTTATCAAGACCGAAAGGCGATGTCTCAAGATGGGAAAAAGTATATAGTCGTTTAGAATTACTAAATAAAAATTATCCAATTAAACACACAGATTGTTTAATTAGAAATGTAGATAATTTAAAATATTTTGATACAATTGTTAAATGTTTTAATTCTAATAAATGTGTATTTTTTGGAGGTAAAGCATTAAATATATATTCTAAATATGATGATAAACTTAATAATTCAAGATCTATTATAGATGTTTTTCATGAAAATCCCATGAATTGTATTACTAAACTTAAAAAACTAATTCCAGAAATTAATTATATAAAAGATAATGGTATTCATGAAATATTTCCTCCACATTACATTTTAAAAATCAATTCTGATGTTGTAGCTATTATATATGAACCTATCGCATGTTACTCATATATATCAATAAAATATAAAAATAAAGTTTATAAAATTGCATCAATTTTTACTTTACTTAGTATGTATTTTATGTTTATGTATGTCGATAAATGTACAATATATAATACAAATAGATTAATGTGTATAGCCAGTATTATATATGATATTAATGAAAAAAATTTCGGTAAAGGAATATTTAAATCGATTCCAATTAATTGCTATGGAGAAATGAGAACATTAGAAATTATAATGGATGAAAAATCTGAAATGTTTAAAAAATTAAAAGATAAGAAAGATTCAAAAGAATATGAATTATGGTTTTTAAAATATGATCCTAGTGAATCTAATAAATCTAAATATAAATATAAATCTAAGTCTAAGTCTAAGTCTAAATCTAAATCTAAATCTACAAAAACATTAAAAAAAAAAGGAGGGTCAAATAGTAAATGTATAATTTATTATATTCATTCAGATACATGTGGACATTGTTTAGATTTCAATCCCACATGGGATGAATTAGAAAAAGATTATTCAGATAAACATATTATGAAAAAAATCAATATAGAAAATATGCCTTCTCATATACAAACGAATACTGTACCATATATCGTCGCTCAAAAAAATAATAAATTAATTGATTTTACAGATAAACGAACACCATCAAATTTAATTCAATTTTTAGATAATTTATAAAATTGTTCTATCAATCTAAATAGATGGTTTAGGTAATATATTAAAATTATATTTTTTTGATTCATTTGATAAAAATAATATATTTGTATTCGCATAATTTATAAATATTTCATTTAAATAATCATAATATTTAAAATCACTCTTACAATAAATATTACTAAATTTTAAATATTTATTGTTTTTTAATTTACTTATTTTTATTTCAGTTTTAAAATCAGTTATCTTTTTTTTGCCATCACAAATATAATTTAAATTTTTTCTTGTCCCAACATCCCATACAGGCAAACTAAAAAGAAAAGATACTTTTTCTTTATCAATATTATCAACACTATTATCAATTGCTTTATTTATATGTTTAATTATATATGGTGGATTTATTAAATAAATACCTTTTATAAATATAGCATTATAAAAGTTTCCTAAACATCCAAAATATTTTTCTAGATCATAAAATAATCCAAAATAATAATCTAATGTATGATTTAAAAATGAGGCAAATCCCTCAACTTCCATATTATTTTCTTTTTTAAAATAATTATAGTATTTTGGTTGTATACTCCCAAATATTCCTCCCCAATATCCTAATGATTTATATCTAAATAATAAACACCATATAATTAAATCTATATCATAATTAGATTTAATTATATTTTGTTTTAATAATCTATTATATGTTTTCTTTTTTATAATTTGTGAATGATTTTTGTATTGTAATTTTATATCATTTTTCATTTTTTTTTTAACAATATAGAAATTATTATCTTCAATATTTTTAATTTCTTTTATATAAATTTTTATATCTTTTATAATTGATTCTCTTTTTTTATCATCGTTTATATCAACTTTATAAATTTTAGAACATAATACTGGATCATCTGTATTTAAATTATATATATATATCCATATAAAAATATATCTCCAATTTTAATATCATATTTATCATTAATATTATTTATTGCTTTTTTTCTTAATAATTCTTTTTCTGGATTAGGTATCTCATTTGTATGATTTACTTTATATAATAATTTGGAATATTCTGAAGTGAATATTCGTTCTTCCATAATATATATAATATTAATATTTAATTAATCATCTATTGTATTTCTATCAAAACCATCTAAATCATTATTGCCTTCAACATCTCCATCATTGAAACTATATTCATCATAATCCGCATCATCCGTTTTTTTTGGTTTATGTAATCTAACATCTGGTTTATTTAATCCATATTCTCCTAAAACATCGGTTTCAACTGAATTCGATTGTTGAATCTCATTAATAATCTCCAACCTTTCTTGTTCAGTTGCTTCTTTATATTCATTACTATCAATATAATCTTGATTTTCTTGAGCAGCTGCCTGATACCAATTAGATATTCCATAATTTTGTTTTTGTACTGCTAATAATCTTTCTTCGGGTGTCATAATATCTAATTTTTTTATCAATGATTGTTTTTCTCTTTCTTTCTGTATACTAAGTTTTTCAGATAATGTAGACTCTTTATTATTTATCCATTGTGGATCTAAATATTCTTGTATCATATTTGTTATAATATCTATAAAATATGATGTAATTGTAGTAATTGAATCTTCTAGTCTATCTTTATTATTATTTTCTAATAATTCATATAAAACATTATCTATATTTGGAATATCAGTGTTTAATGATGACATATTCTTTATGTAATCGACATATGAATAAAAATAATTTACAAATATATATTTCATTATATATTTCGCATATTTTTTAGTAAAATGTGAATCATCAATTCCAATTAATAAATCCATATTTTTTGTAATATTTGATATATAATTTGTTAAATTAATAAAATAATCTGCTTTTTCAAAATACTTTTTAAATACTCGGTCACCGGATTTTATAAATATATCATTGTGCATTGAATATCTTTTTGTTTTCAAAAATGTACTCATTAGATCTGAATTATATTGATTTCTCATCCAATATTTCGGTATTTTCGTCTTTTCATCAATATTTTTACTTATTAATATTGTCATCATTTGTGTGTCATATATGGATTTTTTAATGAAATCATCATGATCATCTAATATTTTTTTAAAGATATCTTCCAATTTTATTGATTTTAAATATTTATTTATTTGTGATGATTTTTCTATAAATTCTATTATATCTTTTAATTTATCATTTGTTTCTTTTATTATACTACTATAATAACCACGATATAATGTTTCATAATTTTTTTTCTTACCTTCTGGATTTAATAATTCAGTTGTTAATTCTTTTATTTTTTCTAAATTATTATTCATTTTATCAATATTATTGCTTTCTATAAATGATTTAATTCTATTCTCCACTTGATTTATTTTAAAACTATTATTTATAGGTAATTTTGTTTGTATATGAATTTCGCGAATGGTTGAATATATATTATCCACATTTAATGATTTATGATAATTACTTAAATGTATATTATTATCAAATGATATAAATCTACTAGTAATTATATGTTTATCATTATATATTATTCTTCCATATTTATTATAACAGAATTTATTCTTTAATTTTTTTTTAGTTTCATCAGTAACTAATTCATCTGAATATAAATTTGTAAATATATATTTATAATGTCTTTTTGGTTTAGTAACAAGGTATGTATATTGTAAATTATTAAATATAATATGATTATATATATCTAATACATCATTCTTATGTAATTTATTAATATCATATAACATCTTTTTTATATTGTTGAATTTTACTTTCTTATTAATATTAAGATTGTCATAACCATACTTTTTTAATATAGTATTAATATTAGTTGTATTAGTATCTTTTTTAAATTTATGTATTAATAAATTTATATATTCATTTTTTTCTTGAACACCATGTAGATTAACTATATATCTTGATAGTATTCTAAATGATTTGTTATATAATAAATAAAAATTATTGATTGAATACTGAATATATTTTATTTTTAATTTATCAATAGATGTAATATCAATAATATTTTCAATAGCATAACCCGATATATTTTTTCTTATTAAATATTGTTTATCATTTTTATTATTTTTAACTTTATCATTTATTTTATTAATATCCTTATTATTGGGATTAGGATTATATGTTGTCCAATATTTTTTTATAATTCCAATAGAACTAGTATCTTTATGTTTATTGTATTTATTAATTCTTTCAATTATTTTATAATAATATGGAGATATTATGTATTTAATAGCATTTATTATTTGTATCTCTGGTTTTGTAGATTTTGTATTTTCATATTCTTTTATAAATAATGATGCGTATTTCCAAAAATCTTCATAACTATATATCTTACAATAATCTTTTATAATTTTTATTATATTATTAATCATAGACATATTAATAGATGAATCATCATCTGATGTATTTAATTTCTCATATGATTTATTTGTAAAATCTATTAATTTAATGTCCTTTTCATTAATTGTATATTCTGGTATACTCGTTTGTATATATATAATCGTTACAATATATAAATATATTAACTGATTAGAATATATAAGATATTTTTGTGTGTTTAATATAATTGATTTTAATTTAGTTTTTGTTAAATTTTGTTTATTTGCTTCGACTATTATAGGATGATTTGTTGTGCTCACTAAATCATTATTATATCTCTTATTAGCAAATTCATCATTTTTAATTAATTGATAATTTGAAAATATCTCATATATATCTTTATCATTTAATTCAACACTTAATGATCTAGATATTTGTTTTATTCTCTCTACTATTTCTAATTCAACATTTGATAATTTATCTAATATATCTAATTCATCGTTTTCTATTTCTTCATTAACTATAATACCTACATCATCAAATTCATTTACAACTGAAAATTTTTCCTCACTTATATATTCACCACAATTTTTACAATATATTATTCCATCTGTTGGTTCCGTTCCATATAAATTTATTAGTGAACTATAAATATCTTTATCATAATGCATTCGACTAGATAAAACATGATGTTTACATATATCTCTTTCATTATTATGTTTGGTATATAACCAATTATCATTTATTTTACTTTTAGTGAATTTCTCTATATATTGATTCAAATAATAATTCCTTATGTTAATATCTGTTTGTTTAAATATATATTCTTTTATAAGTAATAATCTTTCATCTATATCTATTTTTTTAATTTCATATTTTATTGGTATGAACTTATTCGCAGATTTATTTATATCTTGAATAGAATATTTAATTAAATTATTTATATATTTAATATCCTCAACTGTAAAATCTTCTATCTTAATATCATATATAAATAATAATCTTTCTATATCATTATAATTATAGATTGGTATATTAATTGTTTCTAATATATCTTTTATACTTGGTAATTTTTCTAAACTATCTACAAATAACTCTTTATTATATATTTTATTTGTTAAATTATATACATTTATATTATTTAGATCGAAATCTTGATTTTCCATATTTTTAAATATTATATTCTCATAATTATCTGATATATATTTCCCAAATGGTAAATTTGTATATCTTGTTTTATTATATATAATTTTTTCTTTCAATGATAATGATCTATTGTTCATTTTTATATTGTCATAATAGTTTGCTACTTTTAATGGTAATGTAATAAATGAAATCATATTCATTGATCTCTTTGGTATAATATTCATCATTATTCTTTGTTTATCTACATTCGTAGACATATCAATTGGATTTATTGTTTTTCTATCATCTATATAATATAATCCATTATTTCCAATACATCCTTCATTCATACAATCTGTAAAATAACGACCACTATGATTTATAACATATCCCGAATTATTTGTTTCTTCACTTTTATATGCTTCATAATTATCATTCATTATTATGCTTAAAAATTTTTTATAATTCACACCTTCTGTTAAACGTTCTATATCTGTTAAATCTTTATATAATTCTTCATCTGTATATATTTTTGGTTTTATGTCAAAAACAGGTATCATCCAGTTTGATAATTCATTTTTATTTATTATATTCTTTGTTTTATAATCATATTTAGTTTTATTTATAATATTTAATAGTACATTTACATCTGATAATAATTCTTTTAAATGTGTTGGATTATCTGTATTATATGATAATATTAGTTCACTCAATATAATTTCTCGTTTTTCCGTCTCCGTATATTCATAATTTTTATATGATGCATCATCCGTTTCTAATTCAATCTCTGGATATATATCTTGTTTTAAAACACTATTTGTTACCTCATCAAATTCTGATGTATCAAATTCTATAATTTTCTCAATATCTAATATCTCATATTTCTTTGTTTTTAGAATAATCTTATTATTATCATCTATCTCTAATGTTATTTTTTTATTATCATTGTCATCTTCTATTGTTATCTTTTTTTCTATATCATTAATATCTATAACATGTCCTATAATATCATTCGTCCTAAAATATATTAAAAAAAGATCATCAATTGATATATTCTTATTATATGTATCATCCATATTATAATATATTATATTATAATATATTTTAATATATTATAATAGACTAAAAAATTACCTATATTTTTTAGTATTCATTATTCATTTATATTATATGAATAGATTTTAAGATAACTTATTTTTTAAATTTTATACTAATAATTTGAATTTTTTATATTTTTTTTATTTTACAGCATACCCGTTTGCTTTGACTCGTAACACTTCGCTAATTAGCAAGGTTGGTTGCGTAAAAAAACACGGGTAGGTTCTCAGAGACGCTTAGGAGATTGCGAGAAGAGAGCCACGGGACGAGGATTATAAGTTCCAGAGAGGAGATGAGTGATCTCTGTAATGAACCACTTGATGGGTACGATGACTTTCCAGAGGAAGCGATGATGATACAGGAGCAGGCATGGCAGATCATGTTTAAGATCCCGGAAGATCTCGGGGATCTCAGGAAGAAGATGATGTTCTACATGAAGCTACAAGATAGTCTTACGGAAAGAATGTTGAGGGATCTGAAACTGGATAAAAACACGGAACTCGAGGACGAGAACAAGAAACTCCAGGAGGAGAACGCGAAACTCCAGGAGGAGAACGAGAAACTCCAGAAAGAGAACAATAGGCTCCAGAAATTCCGTCGCAAAGAGGCGGCGGAACAAAAGGACCTAGATTATCATCGGGACCGCTTGGGACTTAGTATGGACTCGACGCGCGAACAAATCGTGAAGGCAAACAGAATACATCACGAGCAACGATTACGTGAAATTGCGGAGTGTAAGGAGCGAAAAAAGACGGCGAAGAATCAGTGGCATGCTGAGCGTGCTATAGCTACGGCGAATGGGGTAGAATTTGAGACGTGGAAAGAGAGGGCGTCGAATCTTGGAATAGATAAGTGGCTTAGTAAGCCAGTGATAAGACCCGACCGCTGTTCCGATGGTAATCTCATGATCTATCTAATGGTGAAAGACTTACCATGATCTACTTGATCCTTAAATCCCACAACGTGAATAAGCAAACACGATAAACATAAGCTAAAAGGTACACCTTCCACGTGTATTTTTTTTAATATTCATTATTCATTATTTTTTTTAATATTGGTCTACTAATTATTATATCATGATCCATTTTTAATTTTTTAATACAATCACCAATATTTAAATCATAATGATTTTTATATGTTTTAATTATATTTACTTTATTGTCATCGTATTTTTTTTTTGTTTTTTTAGATTCTGATGTTTCATATTGTAACTGAACACCATAGGATGTTTGAACATATCCCGTAATATTTAATTTACCATATGTTATTGAATCGTGACATTTTTTACATAATTGAACTAAATTATGTTTATTATTTTTATGAAAATGATCAATCATATTATTATCATTTGCAGATTGTTGTTCTTTTATATGATGTGTTTCTTTTGCTGGTTTACCACATATTTTACATTCATCCATTATTATATCATTATTGTAATTTGATTTTTTAACATACTTATCTTGTAATTTTTTTTGAACTGAATATGCAATATCTATAAATTCTTTAGATATTCCCATTGCTTCACATACATTTAGTCCATATATAGATGGACCAGATCCAGAAGATAACTTTCTATCGTATATTATTTTTCCTCCAATATTTTTAATTTTTAAATGATATATTGATAAATTTTCAATATTATTTACTATATCAATATCATTTAATTGATGTAAATGTGTTGTAATCATATATGATACATTTTTTTTTGATAACATATTTAATCCTGCAGAAACTATTGATAATGCTGATATTGTTTCTGTTCCTGAACATAATTCATCTCCTAATACTAATGATTTGTTATCTGATCTCTTTTCAATCGTTCTTAATTCCTCCATTTCTATAGCAAATGATGATTGAGATCTAAATATATTATCATTATTTAATATTCTTGTAAATATTTGTGTATATATTGAATATTTAAAACTGTCAGCAGCAACATATAATCCAGCTTGAGCCATAATTAAATTCAATCCTATCGATTTCATTAATGTAGATTTACCACACGCATTTGTCCCATATAATAGCATCCCTGATTTACTTTTCCCTATATATAGATCATTTTTTACATATTCTGTTTCTTTATTAATCTTTTCAACTATTGGGTGTCTAATACCTTTAACATCAATATGACTCACATCTTCTATTAATTCCGGTTTAACATATTTATTGTCTATCGATATCTTTGCTCCTGTTGTTAAAAAATCAATATTCGCAATATAACTATTTATATATTTAAGTGATTCCTTATATATTCTATAATTCGTCTCAATAAATTCATTATATAAATATTCTATTCGTTTTAATAAGTTATCTTGTAATTCTATTAATTCTGATGATATCTTTTTTATAATTGGCGTCTCAATCATCATATTGCTATTATCTTTTTTCTTAAATATAATATCTTGTGTATTAATTTTAGCTAGTACATTATTATTACTATCTCTTATATGTATATTCGTATTCCCCATATTTTTAATTTTCTGTTTTAATTTTGAACATCTTGTATTTGTTAAATATATATATAATGAATTATCTTTATCTGTACTATATTTTACAAAACTATTAGAATTATGTTCTATAATATTAGAAAATCTATAACATAATCTTTCTATTAATACTATATATTCATCATTTTTAATACTTATTTCATCTAATTTTTTATCATACCCATTTTTAAATATAGATTTTTCTAATGATTTTGATGTATTTACTATATTTGAAAAGTCAAATGATTTATCTAATTTATTATAATATTCTTTATACTTATCATACAACTCCGTATTAATATTTAATAATTTTTTTTCTAATATATATCCGATTGATTTATTCACAAATTCATATGATAAATAACTAGAATATAATTCATTTGGTGTTAATTTATTTATACTCATTAAACGTAATGTTTTCTCTATATCTGATATATATCTTAAATATTCTCTTATATTGTCATAATGTTTATTCTCTATTAATGATTGTATCATATCATATCTTTCTTGTATAATATTATTATCAACTGATGGATAAAGTAATCTATTTTTCATAATCCTAGATCCCATTGAAGTTACACATTTATTACAAATTTCTAATAAAGATTCATTTTTTCCATGATAGTATGAATAATTATTAATAATATTAAGCTGTCTTATTGAATTCGAATTAAGTACTAAATAGTTTTTTGGAATATATTCTATCGGATGATTAATATTTTTTAATATATCAGGCTGATGATCTTTAATGTATTCTAATAAATAAATATATGAATTTAATAATTCTTTCTTATATGATAAATCAAAATAATCAATTGGTTCTATCATTATGTTTAATTTAAATATTTTATCTAATAATTCATTTTGATATGATATTGATTTATATATATTGTCATCATAATGATTTATTCTAATTGTAATATCTGATATATCCCATTGATTCATTACTATTTCATCTGTTAAATTATAATTTTCTGTGTGAAAAATTAATTCACTAGGATTATAAAAATGAATTAGTCTTGTTATTTCATCCATCCAGTATTTTTCCTCATTATTATGTATATAATGTATATAATTCTCACCCGTTGATATATCTATTGATGATACTCCAACTATGTGAAATTCCTTATTACATCTTGTATATTTTTCAATATATATAGATAACATGTAATTAGAATCCTCTTGATGTTTAATATTCGTACCAGGTGATAGTATATTTGTTACTTCTCTCTTTATAAATGGTTTTTCTGTTATTTGATCTACAAATACTATCGTATAATTCTTATTTAATAATAATGGTACATATTTATCATATGATATTATAGGAAATCCTCCCTGATAATAATCTTTGTAATTATCTTTATCTTTGTATTTTTTCTTAGCAACTGCCATATTAAGAACTGTATTACACAAATAATGTATATTCGGTTCACCATAAGATATCTTATCATCAACATAACATAGTTCATAAAAAGATCCTAATTGCATTAATATTACAGTATTATCACCATATTTTTTTTTATATTTTTTTACGTAATGATCATATTCTAATAATATGTGTTGTTTTTCCATATTTATATATATTTATATATACTATATTTTAAGTGTCAATATATTTTTAATTTTCTTGTATATTGTATATAGTAATTATGTTATTCGATCTAAATACACAGGTTAATAATTATAAAATAATTAATGATTTTATTGAAATTATAAAAAAAGATATTGATAATTATGATAAACTCTTCGCAATAAATAAAGGTGATAGAAAACAAGGTGATAAAAAACAAGATAATATAAAACAAGATAATATAAAACAAGATAATATAAAACAAGATAATATAAAACAAGATGATATAAAACAAGATGATAAAAAACAAGATAATATAAAACAAGATAATATAAAACAAGATAATAGAAAACAAGATGATAGAAAACAAGATAATATAAAACAAGATAATATAAAACAAGATGATATAAAACAAGATGATAAAAAACAAGATGATAGAAAACAAGATGAATTATTAGATTTAATATCTGATAGAAAACGCATTGATTTAAAGTTTAATAATTGTGATAATAATTATTTATTGATTATTGAAGATAAAGAATTATTATTTTCATATCCACCAATTGAAAAATTTTTATATGATATATCACCATCATATAAATATATAAAAACAAGTGATGGTAATAATAAAAATAAGTGTGTCTGTTATGCTACATTGACTATTCCAACTACTTTGAATAATGGCCCCATTAAAATTAACAATAGTTACTATTCTGATAATGAACTTAATAATTTTAAAAAATCTTTTTTAGATATTAAATGTAATAACTTACTTAATTTAACAGATATGCTATTATATACCGGTATAATAAATGATGACTGGTATATTCCAATTAATAATCTATATAGTAATAAGGTGGTTGTTAAAGAAAATATATATAATAATAATATAATTATATCAGAATATTGTATTCAATTATTTCAAAATAATAGAAAAAATATAAGTTTTTTTACACCAAATCTATATTATGAAAATAATAAAATAAAAATTGATATTCAATATAGTGAAAAGAATCAAAAAGATATGGATTATTTAATATATACAACATATCTTGGGAAAAAGTATGCCGATGATAAATATAATCTATCATACACTGATAATAAAAGTAATAATAATTATCTTATTAAAGATGATGGAGAATATAATAATATAAAATGTATATATAACAATAATGTTGTATTATTAGACACTATTGTTAAACGGGGTAATGTTGATAATTTTTTAAATGATACATGTAAATCAGTTAAATTAATGATGATTAAAAGAGCAAATAAATTAACAGAGGTTTTAAATAATTTTAGAATTGGAAATATAATTGGATATGAATTATTACATTTAATATGTAGTTATACTCTTTGTTATCTAATAATTGATAAAGTAGAATTACTAAAAATAAATGATTTATATACATTCAATAAATTTGATGAAGAGATTGAACCTATAAAAAAATATAAAGATGTGTTTAATAAAAGACTTCAGAAAAAATTACAAGTTAGATTAACGGGTGGTAATAAAAATAATAAAAATAAAAACAATAATAAGTTTGCGTATTATAAAAATAATATGGACAATGAGTATATAGCATTTGTAAATGAATTTTATAGTATAATAAATAGAAATTCTATTATAATTAAAAATATTCTAAATAAAAATATTCAATAATATATATATATATATATTATTAATGGGAAGTGATCAATCAAGAACTGGTTGCGATAAAGCATGTGAAACACCTTTATCAAAAGTATTAGATAAACATGTTAATAGAACCTCTAATTCTTTTTTTGTAAATAATGATAGAGATTTAACTATAAAGGAAAAAAATGTACAAGATATTACAATTAGTTGTCCCGATGATAGTGAATTTAAAAATTCAGATAGATATATAGAATCAGATAAAATATGGGCACCTGTTGCGGCACAAATAGGAGTAGCTGGGGGAAAATATAATGAATGTAGAACACCAGCTTTTTGTGATGATGTTAATATTACTGCTAATATAGATTCATCACAAAAAGTTCAGATGACCGATTTAACTGAGTATAGTCCGGAGGCAGCAGCATCTGATAATACTAATATTGCTTCCGTTGTAAGTAATTCAACACAATTTTTAGATCAAAGTACATTCGGTAATTCTGAAGGTATTAAAAATTTACAGCAAATGTCTAATATTGACTTAGAAGGACAAAATATAAATGAACAGAATGCATCAATAATTAATAAAATTTTAATGGATACCAGTATTGATAATGAACAAAAGGTAGAACTAAAAACGGATAGTATTGGTGTATTACATAAAATAAATGATTCATGCGCACCACCAGCTAAAATTAATCTAAATACTGTATCTAATCAAAATATTAGATTAATGACATCTGCTGGAAGTAAAGCAGCGATGGAATCAATTAATTCAATAGGAGTAACAACCGACACTGATAATAAAGCAGATGTAGAACATCATAATGTTGATACAAATGCCATTGTAGATAGAGTAGGTGATACAGTAGATAATACAGTAAATACTATAGGAAGTGTTGCTAATAATGTTGTAGATACAGGTCGAACATGGATTTATGGGGTGGTAGCTATTATTATTTGTATAGTTGTTGCAGTAATTTTCTTTTTTAGACGACGATCTGGAAATACACAAGTGGTAGAATCGGATGAGAATCCAGCGTACGGTACGCGGGGTACGCCTGGACTCGCTGGTGGTGGTAAAATTTTAAATTGTATGAATAGTTTTAAATTAACTGATGAACAATTAATTATGTCGGTCATTATTATTTTATTATCATATAATATATATAGGTAATGCCTGCCTCATTTTTTGATTGTTGTTTAAATAGTAATAAGCAGGATGGATGTGAAAATTTATCTGGTAATTATTCATTAGAATTTACAAATAATAATTATGAATATGGTACTAATTGTTCATCTTTATTTAATGATGCTTATATAACATCATATAAGTCAGATCATAGTAATCTATTAACTGGAGAAAACAACTATGGATATGATAGATACTTAAGTGATTATATAGAAAATTATAATTTAGCTAAAAATTGGGGTTATCCTATAAAATTTAATAGTGTATTTTATGCTCTTCATAGTACAAATGAACAACTATCATCCGATGGAAATAATAAAAATTATCATGTTAGTAGTCATAGTAGTGATAATTTAAAAAATATAGATAAAATATATAGTGACAGTAATTATAAACTAGATTATTTTGTAAAACATAATTTAAATAATGTAGAACATAATTTAGAAGAAATGTGTTCTACACAACCATATAGATATTGGAAAAATAATTCATTATCAGCATCTTTATGTAATATAAATGAGATGAATGAAATAAATTTCAATGGTTCAGATGTAGAAAATGGTTCTGACTTATGTATGTATAAAATAAATTCAGATGGTTCTATAAATAATAATGAAATTGAAACTAACTCATCAGATTGTGAAAATAAATATTTAGAATGGACAACAGATAAGTTTAGTGATTTAAATGTTGATCCATCTAAAAATATACCATATTATCCTTCTTTTACTAAATATGTAAAATGTAGATATGATAATGGTTCTTGTACTATGAGTAAAAGAGTAGTTAGTGCTTCACTAGTTAATGAATGTTTAGAATATACAGGATGTACTAAAGATAATTTTAATTCTTATAAATGCGACAATGATGATATTTCTTCAATTGAAAAATACACACTGGATTTTTTTACAACTAAAGGTTATAATCGTCAATATTCAAATTTATGTTCCTGTGCTTATGATAATTCAGATTATTATAAGATAATGTATGATGATTATTATTCATTCATTTGTAAATCATATGGTGTTGACGATGTAAATATAGGAAAATGTATAAATGCTTTTAAAGATAATGATGTTAAAAAAAGAAGTAATCATGAAATATGTCAATCTCTTGTTTCTCCATGTAGTAATGCGACTATAAAAAACTATGATGATTGCGCTAAAAAAGATAACGATCAATATATACAAATATGTTCTCAACGAATATCACAATTTGGTGATGGTACTATTAATGCTAATACAAGTATTGATTGTAATCAAAAAATAACAGATTTAAATAATAATGCGGGAAATGCATCGTTTCTTTCATCCTCCAATAGCACTAATCTAACTCCAAGTCCAAAACAAACCAATATCACAACTGTTCCATCCAATACAACTGTCCCACCTACTAAACCAGATGATACAACTGTCCCATCTACTAAAACAGAGGATAATACATCTTATATAATTGGTTTTATTCTATTTTGTTTAGTTTGTTTAGGTTCATATATTGCTTATCAATCTTATTATAAAAAAAAAGAATTATCACAATCCCCCAGATCTTTATATGATGATCCTTATCTTGAAGAACAAGTTGTATAAAAACAATTAACATTATATAAACCACATAATATCTATATTAATTTTAATTTGAAATTAAATTTTTTTAACTATTTTAAATATAATGTGTATCCCATTGAAGTACTTGAATAATCCAAACTTGGACAGGTTGTTTGATTATCATACCGCTAAAGTGGGGGTTCAGTATTGCGTTTTACAACCCAAAGAAAAAATTAATACTTAAGTATGGTTCTAGTAGACCATGTGGAAGAAATCATTGTCAGAGATCAATTCATGTAGAAGAAATTGCTGTCAATTACTGTAGAATTAATGATAAGAGAAATAATTATAAAATATATATATGGAGATTCAATTCACAAGGAGAAGTAAAGCCCGCATATTGTTGCCACAGATGTACTAAAATTATAAATAAATATAATTATAATAATAAAATTTACACATTTACCGAAGATGGTATTAGATCATCTATTATAGATAATCCTAAAGTTTCATTAGGATATAAATTAAATGAGTGGGGTATTAAGTAATTTATATTTTTTAATTTTAGATTTTTTATTTTTTTTTTAATATAGTTATATTAATATATACAATGCGATTAAATGATAGGATATTAAAAACAATTATGTTTTGTATATTTATTTCATATACAATATATTGTACGAAATCTAATATTATGTTTGATGATAATTACAATTTTAAAAAATTTGGGTTAACTAAAAAAGAAACTATTTATCCATTCTGGTTAGTTATAATTGTATTTTCTTTTATTTTTTACTCATGTTGTTTATTATCTAGTGAAAATTATATATAATATAATATATGAATCAAGAATATCTTCAGTCAATATATAATTATTTTAATGAAAAACATTCAAATAAAAAATGTAAATCTTGTAAAAATGATAAAATTTTTACAGAATCAAATAATAAAATTATATTCAGTTGTGGTGAAAATGATTCAAAACTTTGTGGAATTCAATTAGATATTGATATTCCAGAATATGTAAATATAAATGATGTAAATGTTATGAAAAAATTAATTAATGAAAAAATAAATTATACTGTTTTATCTAACTATATTGATGTTCCAATTGAAGATAATTCTGATGAGATTGATTATATTAATAAAATAAATAAACTTTATGATAAAAACAATAATATAATAGATAAAAATGAATTATATAATGATATTATTCGTAAAAGAAAAAGATTATATTCTGAATTAGATACAAGTGATCCCAAATCTTATGTTAAAAATATGAAAGAAATTAATGTTTTATATAGAGAAATTCTTGATATTATAAATAATATTTCTGATATATTAATAGTAGATAAACCAATTATTAATAAGAATAATACAAATAAATCAAAACGAACTAGTGCTATAAAATTAAAAGTAAAATGGACTAAAAATAATAAAACAATGTATGGTATTGTAGAACATATAATAAAAAATAAATTTGTTGTAAACTCAAATGACAAACAATATGTATTAAAAAAAGATAATTTAGAAATAATATCTGATAGTGAATATGAAAATATGACAAGGAATGATGTTATTAATATTGGAGATAGAGTATCTTGGTTGAATAAATCAAACATTAAAATTAGTGGTAATGTTATAGATATAAACAAAAATAATGCTATAATAGAAGATGATAATAAAGATAACTATGTTATATCGACTGATTCATTAACTAAATAAAATAATTGTATTATTTATAAAAGAAATATTTAATATTATTTTTACTTTTACAATATTTTATAGATATATCAACATCAAATTGTAATTCAATAATAGGTGAGATTTTATTTTTAATTATTACATTGATTCATTGGAAGACTAATAATAATAAATGTCCAAATATAGAATATTTAATTTTAATGATACTGGCTATATACGATATTTATAACATTTTTAAATAATATATTTGTTTCTAATATTAAATGTATTATATTGTTTACAATTATTAATACATTCTATATAATCATCAATATAATTTGCCTGACATAAATTATAACATTTTTTTAATTGTATATCATCGCTAATCCATTCATTATCATCCATATTCTCTTCCATTTTTTTATTCATCACCTCTGTTATTTTTCTTGTCTGATTTTTAGTTATCACAAATGGATTATATATATAAGTATTTTCTTTTTTATTTTCCCTAGATCTGTTTCTACATAATAAATATAGTAATAAGAGTATTATTACTATACAATAAACAATATGTTGATAGTTCATATATTTAACTTATAAAAAAAATAAATATGTTCTTTATTTAGATATATATAATGGAAATATTTATTACTATTTAGATATTAATTTATAACTAAATATAAACATATTATATATTATTTAACATTTTTTTATACGATTATGGTTGTATACACAACCTAAATTATATTTTAATATTATAAATTAAACGTATTTTGAATATTTATAATTCTATTATATGAATATTTTAATATATCATCATTTCTAGAAACTTTCAAAACATGATAATTATATTTATGATATTTTTCAATAAAAGTTTTTTTATCATTTTCATTATCAAATTTATCTTCTGCTATCATATTTAATAAATTTTTATTTTGAATATTAATTATTTTTGTTAATTTATCCATTATTATAATTAATTATAATTTCAATAATATCAAATTTATTATATTATTTAAATATTCAATATATAAGATTCCCAATTATACCTTTTCAATATATGACATTTATTAAATTCATCCGGATAATTTAATTTTTTTAATTTTTTAATTTTTCTTTTAGTTAAATGAAAACTAGATTCTGGTAGTACTAATTGTAATTGTTTATATGGTGTAATTTTTTCAATATTTTTTTCTATTTCTAAATCATTGATTTTTTCCATATAATTATATAGATCTATAAGACTAGGACCAACAGGATAATTATATGACCATGTCCAATTAATACAATCATTAAAATAATAATTAGCTGTCCAAATATATGACTCTAAGTAATTTTTACACATATTATTTATCATTTTTTCATTATTAATTTCAAAATAACTATAGTATTTATTTTTCCAATTAGATATATTCTTAAATATCTCTATTTCTATATCCCTATTAATAATTGGCTCATTTAATTCTTTCTCAGAATATGTTAACACATAGTTTAATATCTTTTTTTGTTGTACATCTCTTATTTTCATAATCTTTTCTAATCTTTCATCCTCTTTGATACATAGTTCATTTATAAATTCTTTAAAGTATCTTAAATTAATATAATTCTTCTCATATCTATTTATTATATAAAACATATTTCCATATTTATTTTTTAATTTATTATATGCTTCTAAAAGTATATCTAATCCATTATATCTTATATTAATAGATGGTGTATTTTTTATAAAATCATTACCAATAAAAAAACAAATAAATACATAATCTTCAGGAGATATCTTAATTGATTTTTTAAGAATACCTATATCTAAATATATATATTCATCTTCTACACATTCAATATTATATTCTGTTCTTTCTCTTAATAAAGATATCTTATATTTATTTATTAATGATAACATAATTAAATCTGCGTCTAATCCATATATTACATTATTATTAAGTGAATTATTTTTTATATGATGAAATATTTTTTGTTCACCTTCACCGGGTATAGTTGATAAATTCAACTCTATATTATTTTTTGTAAAATGTTTAGTTATAAATTTATCTAATTTATTCATAAATTTTGTTCCAGGTGTTATAGCATTTGTATCCCATTTTTTATTTTGTTTAACTGATTGAAATCTTCTTTGTCTCTGTTGTTTTATTTTCGGCATAGGACATGGACCATCTATCGCTATATATATTCTTTTTGGTTTAACTAAATCTATTATATCATTTATTTTTTCATATATATTATTTAACATGACTTCTTCATCTGTTTCATTAGCACAACATGGATGTATTAAACAATTTAAATCAAATAATAAATTATCTACTATTTGTGGTTTATTTATACATTGTTTGTTATTTTCTATTATTGTTTTAAAGTATACAGGTATACCCATTATAATATATATATATATATCTAATTCTTTAGATAAAAAATTTTTTTGTTTATAATGATACCATTCAATCCAGTTTTCGTTCGATTGCTCGAAGTTCTTTTTTCAAAGACTCTGTTCTGAACTCCAGTATCATGATGCGCAACTTACCCTCTTCAGTGATCTTGCCTAATGCTTTCTCAACTTTAAGGGCAAACAACTCATCTACAAGGTTGTTCAATTCACCTTGTAGTACTTGCTTAAGTCGCTTGTACTTTTGTCTTCTTCGACTCTCCGTGACTGTAACCTTTACTATATTCGAATAAACCCGAATACGACGACAGCCAATATCCTTCGAAGCAGGACAATTCCTCCCGCACCTGCAGCGTTCCCACTTGAAACGCTCAACTACTGTTGTTTCTTGTTTTGGAACGGATTTGTGACCTCCACCTCGCGGTGGCGCATTTCGGCTCGTTAAACCATGCCTTTCGGATTGCTATTTTACACCTATCAAGTACCTTTTGAGTAAATGACTTTAGAGGGATTGCCTCTTGGGGTAGCGTATACATAGACCTATACTAAAGCTTTTAACTTTATAACCCATAACATCGCAGAGTTCGACCACAAATGCCTTTCCAGAACACTCGTGACGCAGTTTCGATGTTTTGTCGTGCTGATGATCCCTACCACCCATGGCTGTCAAACCCGAATAGCACCGTTCACAAACAGTCGCCGACAAAAGAAAAAAATTATTAAAATTTCAAATTACATATAATAATTAAAAAAGAAACTTTTTTTTACGTTTTGTCTTGTATAATTGTTCCTCTTTTTTTTTGTTTTTTTTACTTTTTTTGTTTAGTAAATATACAAAATTTGATCATATCCGTCGCTGGTACAAATTCGCCACCTCCTAGTCGTATTCTGATTAGAATTCAAGTAGGTAATTACAAAGATCGTATCCTCGTAAGTAATTATTCCACGACTAACCATTTCCGGACTTATGCCATAGCATTCATCGCTAGATCGGCCATTCCAAATGTAATGAATACACAACCTGTAATCACTACAATTGCGGAATCGAATCACTACTTGCCTATGATTTGGGCGCGGGGTCCATGATACTGTATGTACAGTAACTATCGAATGACCCTGAACCGTCTGTGATATACCCAAATATTCTTCCCTTGGATTAACTTCCTCTCCAAGAATCGTTTCCCAAGTCAACTCCGCACGACACATGGGACATCCTCGATTCCCAATTGTGTTCATCACATGGCTTTGTAAGCATTCCGTGCAAAATACATGACCACATGGCGTCTTGATGACATCACGCTCTCCCTCAGGACAAGCATCAGCCAAGCAGATTGGACATTCGGGAATGGATGGCCTAGTCTTCTTGACAGTATACCACCACTTAATAATCCCAATAGCGCAAACCGCGCGCCTAAACATACTCCGGTTGTGAACCCGCCGCTTGTTCTTCCTGCGAACAAGTTCTCCCCTGTAAATGGACTGAACACGAATCACATTCTTCACGTATATCGCCTTCCGCTCCTTCATATAGCTCGTTGGCGTAACAACGTGACGTCGGATATCCTCCAACACTTCGCGAATGTTCTCGAACTCGTTCTTGATCGTAATGATCTTGTTCTTGTAGATGTAGTTGCCGAGCTGCTTCACTCGGTACCGCATCACACTCTTGTACACAATCTCGTACTCTCCGCACTTGGTATGGTGCTTACTCAGACCTACCGTAAAGTTACGGACCCAATAAACCCGCCCAATCATCTTCTTTGAACGCACTGCATCACAGTCTCGAATGGACGAACGAATCCGATTTGAGCCGTTCTCAAATGGAATAATAGTAGTTCTATTCAAGTGGCTGTATTCGGGTCCGTTTACAATCGCGTTGTATATCACGGTCATCGCACGGGCGGGTGTGTTAAACCTCTTCCAATCGATGAGATTGGGAGTGTTAAATCGCTTCCAATCGATGCGATTCGGGATAATCACCTCCATCTCTTGTGCTTGTGGACGAAACTCCACCGCACAAGGATTCAACTTGTGTGGTACAAATACCACCGCACATGGGTTCATCGCGTTAAAACTTCTGAATGCTACTTCACTTAACGATTGCTATTTTGTTGTGTACAAAAAAACAAACAACAAATTTCAAATTATTAGTAATTCTTTATTTTAAATCATACAATTACTATTATCTGATGGTTTAATTAAAGTAACTTTTTTATGCTTATACTTTTTTTGTTCACATTTTTGTATTAAATCATCATATCCATTTTCTTTATAATAATCAATATCTTTCCAAAAATCAATTAATTTACACATAGCTTCATTCCACCACTGACTATCTCTAGTAACTAACGTACATTCATACCGTTCAATATACCACCACTTAGCTTCAACAAATATTAAATTATTATTTTCGATCCATTCTTTCTTTTCTTCAAGCCAATTACAATAATCATTATTTGACATATATAAATCTGGATATATATAACTTAACTTATCTGTAAATAATTCTTTATAAGTTACTGTAATTCCTTTTGGAAAATTATTTTCCGTTTGTCCGGGTAATTCATTTGTATCATTACAATAATCTTCATAAGTATCATATTCATTTATTTTAACTTGAAGAAAATCACATTCATCTAGATCACAGCACTCAAGTTGTCCCTGCATCTGAATCCAATAATGTTTTGGAACAGTTTTTGTAAATTTTCTTTTTGGTGGACATTTAATTTCTAGCATTCTACCTGTCAAATCAATTGAACCAAAATCACATATTCCATCTGGAGATGCTCCAAATATTGGAAACTTTGGATGAGGAATCATTCCAAATTCTTTAACTTTAATATTATTCATAGATTCATAAAATTTTGTAGCAATTTCTTCATATTTTACACCCCATTCAGTTATAGGATTGAATTCTAGTGGTTTTTGTATATCTTCTATTTTTTCTAATAATAATTCATCTCTAGATTTGTAATGACACTCACCTAATACAGATGCTAGACTACTAGCAGTAATTACTGTTTTTCTAATAGCATACCATTCTTGAGATCTTTGTTCTGGTAATTTTAATTCTAATAAATTTTTTAATTTATTTGTTCTATTATTATAATTTTTAATTTTAACTATTATAGAATCAAAATATTTATCAACATTACTTTTAATACAATATTCATGTGACTTATTTACCAAATAATTATTAGAATTATGTATGTTTTTATAAATATCTATAATATTATTATATGTCTGATTCTTTACAACATTTAAATAGTTTATATCATCTATATATAAACTAATAGTATCAATTAAATTTGTATCAATATACTCTTTAATATTATTATAATAATCACTCATTGAATTTATAAATATATTATATTTAATCTATTTTCAAATTTTTAAATAAATAATATAAACATTATAATATAAAAATGTTTATGAATACCGTGAATGAATTCAATAAAGATGATCTAGATACATTTAAAAAAAACGTAAAAGAATGGCTAGAATTAGATAATATCATTAAAGAACATGAAAAAAGAATTAGAGATTTAAAAAAAAAAAGAAATAAAGAATTAGAACCTGTAATAACTGAATTTATGACAAAAAATAATATAACGGATCTTAATACTAATAACGGCAAAATTAAGTGCGCAGAAAGAAATACAAAAAAAGGATTCAATAAAACTAATATTAGAACTAATTTATCAAAATATATAAATGATGAAATAATATTAGATAGCGCAATAAATGAAATTGTTAATAATAGAGAAATTGTAACAAGTTACAAACTAAAAGTTATGAAATCATAAACATGTTAAGATATTATAAATATTTTAATTTAAATATATAAATGTCTTTGTATGATTTATATTTTTCAAAAAAAAATAATGAACATATGTATAAATTACTATATAATATAACAGAATATAAATTAAATAATAATGTATTTGATGAGATATTTATAAAAACATTTGATAATACTAAAGTTGACAATTTATTAGATTTAAATAAAGAATTATTTGAAAATATATGTAATTATTACAGTGTTACTCAACTAAAAAGTGAAGATGAAAATATGGTAAATTATAAAAATGAAGATTCTAAAAAAATTATATTAAATGATGGTTATATTTCATCTAACAAAAAAATAAGTGGTAATAGATTTTCATATGTAATTGAAAATAAATATAATATTAAAAAAATTAAAAAAATAATATTACCTATAGAGAACAATGATATTTTTGTTAATAATACAATTAAATTATTAATACCAGAATTAGGAGTTAATACATTATGTTATTGCCATTCTATAAATAAAGTGAAAAATCATGATTATGGTACTTTTATTCCTGAAAATAGTGATGTATTTAAGAATGGGGATAAAATTAATGTATCAATAATGAGTGTTATGGGTAATGATGAATATAGTGATATTATTAAAATAGATACTGAAAAAAATGATGATACAGAAATAAATGAATATACTTCAAATAATATTGATGACACATTCGTTGGAGATATTTTAATATCTAATAAAAATAATAAATATATTGTTAAAAGTATTAATAATAATATTATATCATTTAATAAAAAAATAATTAATAGCGATGAAAATGAATTTATAAATATTAATTTACAAAATATAATAGTATTTAGTTATTCTGATACTTTTTGATCCAATAATATTTTATCTCCCAATACATTTTTTATATTATCAATTACTTCTTTATAATTTTTTTCTACATCAAGTGATTGAGAAACAATATAATTTTTATATTTATCATTATCCGTGTCTAGTATTTCCATTTCTTTATTTCCTTGATTACCAAAATTATAAAAATCTGATGGTAATAAAGATCTACCTGGAAATAAACTTTCTACTATTTCATGCGAACTTGGGCAGGTTGGGCATATTGTAGTTGGGCATTGGGGTGGGTCTGGACATTTAGGACATTCCGGTATAGATGGACAATTACATCTTAAATCATTTATTTTATTATCTTTTGATCTTTTAACATTTTCTAATTCAGTATTTAAATTATTTATATAATTATCCTTATTAATAAATGTATAAACACAGTATGCTGATGATAATATAATTAATATGATTAGTATTATACTCTCATAATCATAATCATTATTAGAATTAATTATTCTATCGTTTGGGATTTGTGGTACAGGCATTTTTTGAACAAATGGTTTTTCTGGAGGACGGGGTATCTTATCTTTAGGAATTTTATACATATATATTAATAGTAATATTATTATTATAATTTATTATAAAAAAAGTTTCTAAATTTTTGAATATAATCATCATTTTTTATATTTTTTATATATTTCATAAAATTACCATTATTAATCATATATACTATAAAATGTAATGAGTATATTCCACATTCTGTGTTTTTTATTTGGTGTTTCATATCATTATAATAATAATTCATCTTCTTTTGTTTTCTTACCTTAGAAATAAACATATTAATATTTTTATTGGGTTTATCTCCAACTGAATCAAAATAATATATAGATGGATAACCACTATTTCTTCCTTTTAAATCGATATATATAGAAACCCAATGTTTTCCGGGTTTATCACTTTCATCTGTATTAAATACAATTGCTATTTTTTCTATTCCATTTCTAATTAATTCATCTATATTAATTTTACATAATTTATATATATTACATACATTCTTATTATAATAATCAGACGGCATGGCTCCGTAAAAATATAATTTGTTGTCTGTTTTTTGATATTGATTTAATACATTTTCTATATCTAATGTATTCAACCATTCATTTTTATTTTTATACCAGGATTTTGGCATCATTGGTTTAAACATATCTTTAAATTCTTCTAACTCTTTTTTACTTAAATTTCTAATAATATTATTAATAGTTATCCAACATGCTTCTTGTTTACAATTCGTAATATTTTTTATTTTTTTACTTATATTATCATATAGTATTTTGATATTTTTATTTTTTTTTATATTTAATATTTTAGCTAATTTATTTATTAATTTTATATTTAAGCACGAGTATATGTTATCAGAATGTTTTTTTGATATTGGTGAACATGAATCTTTATTATACATATTTAATAATTATTACATTTAAAATTTGAAATAATATAAAACTATACATATATAAAATTAATAAATATAATATGGATATTATTAATAATAAAGATACTATTGTTAATAACTTAAATAATATTGTAACCTCATATGTCGAATTAGATATTCAATATAATAAAGCAAAAAAAGATTTAGGAAATATTCAAGATCAAAATAATATTGTACTACATAATTTAAATAATAGTCTTGATGAAAAAGATTCTATTATTTCTAAATTAAATCGCGATAAAGTTGAATATGAAAATATTATTAATGGATTAAATGATAAAATAGAATTATTATTAAATGAAAAAGAATCAGAAAATAAACATTCTATACTTGTAAATCAAGCCAATCAATTAGAAGAAAAAGATAGAGTTATTGAACAACTCCAAAATAAATTATCAAAATATTTGGATAAAGTTAAATATGATGATTCTATTAAAATTTTTACTGATGGAGCATGTTCTAATAATGGAAATGAAAATGCTATGGCTGGTATTGGAGTATATTTTGGTGAAAATGATATTAGAAATGTTTCAGAAAGAATTGATGGTAGTCAAACGAATAATATAGCTGAATTAAGAGCCATTATTAAAGTTTTTGATATTTGTAAAAGTTTAATTGATTCAAATAAAAAAATAACTATATATACTGACTCAATGGTATCAATTCGGTGGTGTTCTTCTAGTGGTGAAAAATATAATAATTTAGAATGGAAGTCTGATATGGGCGAAGATAAGTTGATATACATTAAAACAGCATATGAATTATTTAAAAAATATAAAAATGTTACACTGGAATATGTTAAAGCTCATACAAATAATACAGATGAATTATCAATTGGGAATAGAATGGCCGATAAACTAGCAACTGATTCACTTAAACATGATGATACAAATGAAGATTTAAATGATAAATCTGATGATAAATCTGATGATAAATCTGATGATAAACATGATGATACAAATGAAGATTTAAATGATAAATCTGATGATAAATATGATGATAAATCTGATGATAAATCTGATGAAGATTTAAATGATATTATTAATGATAAAAATAAATTATCTATAGTAACTGTAAGTAATAATATCATTTCTGAAACAGTAATCGATAATGATAATAAAGAAATATCTAATAATTCTAAACAAGATTTATCAGATGATGATGATGAAGTGTGGATAAAAGTAAAACATAAAAAAAATTCTTACTTTATTGTAAAAAATGAATCACCACAATACATATATTCAATTATGGATAATAATAAGAAAGGTAATAAGATTGGATATAGAGAAATGAATATTGTTAATGGAAAAAAGAAATATAAATATACTTTCTATTAACACTTATATTTGTAAATAAATATTCCAATTATTATTAATATCAATCCTAATAATATTATATTTATATATTGATCATATATATTTTTTTTTAAATACATATCTTTATAATTTTCTATAAATGTATTAAATTCTATTTTTTCTTTATTCAATAAATGATTAACATTATTATGAAGATTATATAACCAGTATGTTAATGTTTCTTTATTATGTAAAACTTCATAAGTTAAAGGATTTTTTAATAAATAATCATTATAATGATTTGAACATTCGTTACATGGTAATAAATATCCCAATGAATCAAAAAATATTTTATACATTTTTTTGTCGTTTTCTGTTGGATTATTTGGATAAGTTAAACTTATGGAATGTAAAAATATCCAAGCACCTGGACCCCAAATATTAGAATTTAAGCCTGTATTAAATATATCCGGTAACATTAATTTATATTTATAATATTTTTTTTTATTTGTATTAATATAACAAATGTCGGGATTTATTGATAAAGCTGAAAATTTTGGAAAAGATCTTGGAAGAGATATAAAACGAGCTAGTGAAGATGCATTTGATTTTACTAAAGAACGTGTATTACACCCATCGATGATTGGATCGGATTTCAAAAAAATGGGTAGAAGTATAAAAAAAACTGGTAGTGATGTTTATAATGTCGGAGAGAATGTTGTAGATTATACTAAGAAGGTCGTTCATGACCCGCGAATTCTTTCTAATGATGTTATAGGTGTTACAGATCGCACACTTATAGATATAATTAATCATCGAGATTTAAGATTTATGATATATACTGGTGTTTTGTATTTTATTTTATCTCATAAAAGTTTTAGATCTGCCTCTGAAAAAATTTTTAAATCTATACCAATTGTAGGAAGACTATATATCTTTCCCCATTTAATGAATACTGCAATATTCTTATCATTATTATTTGTCGTTAAGATGTCATTAGATAGTTATGTTAAAACTGGTCTAATGGATTTAGAAAAATTAATCCCCGCTATTGTCACTCGTCCTATCATTCCCGCTCCTACGCCCCCAGTAAAGGGATGGGAGTGTAAGAAAGATGGAACAGGTGGTTGTAAATATGTTGATGGTGGTTTTTTCGATAGTAGAGATCAATGTGAAGGAAACTGTGGGTATGATTAGATAAATTCTCAAATTAATAATAATATTTTTATTTAAATATATAATTATAATTATATATATATCAATGATTAGAGACCAAATGAATGAACATATTTTTTATAAAAATCTTAATATTTTAGAAAATTTAAAAGATTTTTCCAATTTATATTTTAATAAGTTTGAATTATATAATAATGATAAATATAAACTCAACTCATGTAATGATGATGATTTAAATAAAATAATTTACTATACATTTAACGAATCGATGATTTATTTAAATAACATGTCTATTTATGATAATAAATTAAAAAGAAAATTAGAATTTAAAATTAATTCATCCATAGATAATATATATAATGTATATGTAAATAATTCATTATATGAAAATGATGATTTATTAAATATACTAAATAATATGGAAGAATTAATTGATATATATAAATCAAGTTATTCTTGTTTTAATAAAGCATTTTCTATTATTACATATCCTATATACTCATTCATTAATGAATATAACTATTTAGTAAATCCTCTGAAATTATATAATACATCATTCATTTATGCTAAATGTGAAAATTTAAATATTGATATTGATTGTGATTGTGATCCAGAGCCTGAGGTAGAGCCTGAGGTAGAGCCTGCGGTAGAGCCTGAGCCAGAGCCTGTGGTAGAGCCTGAGCCAGAGCCTGCGGTAGAGCCTGAGCCAGAGCCTGTGGTAGAGCCAGAGATAGAACCAGAGCCTGAGCCAGAGCCTGTGGTAGAGCCAGAGGCTGAACCATTATCAAATATGTTATCGGCTAGTTATTGGGGAGCAAAATATTTAGATGAAGATATTGTTCATGTTAAAAAAGAATAATTTTAATTATTTATAGAGAATCAATAGGTCTACTAAATCTATTATAATTTAAGTAAATCAGAAAATTTAATTGGGTTTTTTATAAATTTTTTATATTTATCTTGATTCATTTTTTTTTTAGTTTTAATTTTATTTCTATTTATTTTATATTTTTTTGATTTTTTTTTTTTATCTTCCATTATATAATTATAAATTATTTTAAATATCGAATATTTTTGAATTTAATTCATTAAAAATATCTAATTGATTATTGATCTTTTCTAATTTTGGATCTTCTTTTTTCTTTTTTTTACTTTTTTCTTTCTCCTTATTCTGAATATCTTCTTTTATTTTATTCACAACATTATTCTTATCCACTATTGAATGTATGTTTTTTAGTTTAAATATTTGATAAATATTTATTTGAATTTGTATATACCCCAACATATCTTTAACTAATATGGTTGATTTGCATTCATATGTTAATAAAGCTACAGCATTATATAGATATGGTAATCTAATTGATTTTTTATTTTTACTATAATTGAATATGTACATATGATACAATGAATTTATATTATTTATAATTGATTTACTTTTTTTATTCTTTTGTATATGAACTATATCCCAAATAATCCATATAATATCTGATCTATATTTTTTATCTACTAGTTCATTTCTTTCATCAATATTCCATGGCATATTCTTGTTAAGTTTTTCCCATTTAAGTAACCAATCTATCCAAAAGATAACTTGATCATAACCATATTTAAAATTTTGAAGATGAAAATATATTTCATTCATTATCATTCTAAGTTCATCTGGTTCATTCATATGAATAAAATTATCTGGTAATAATGTATGAGTTGATTTTAATTTTTTTTGTATTATTGATATATTAAAATATGAATTTTTTAATTTTGTTGATTTAACTATTATATCTTTTTCAGATGATATGAGTATATATATTAATGATGACATTAAATTCTTAATTGTTTCATTATTTCTTAACAATAATATATTCTCTTTATTTTTATTACAGTTATATTTTTTAACAATATTATTAAATAATTTATTTTTTTTATAAATATAAATTGGTAAATCATGATTATTTATATGTATTCTTTTTGATGAATATATACATAGTTTTTCCCATATATCTATAGTATATCCTGATATTATACATTCTACTAACCAATTACAGGATTCTTCATATTTTTTTGAATCTATTGACTTAAATAATGCTTTAGTAACATCTGTTTTTTTATATCCACAAAATGTTTCTTTTTTAAATTTTTCTATACTTCGTGAATCATCAATCATAACATATATATATAAAATACATTATAATATAAACTTTTATACGATTTATAAAGTTGTACAAATAATTTGAATTATTTATATTTTTTTTCTATTACCAGAGCTACAACGAGCTCGGCCCACGTGTCACACGCGAAACAGGTACAAAGGAAGTATTCGCGAGGGTGGCACATAGGAGAAAGTAGTGGGACCAACAGGAGAAATCTACGATGGCATCCACGAAAAAGCAGATCGACCGCCAGAGAAGGCAGCACGACCGCCAGAGAAGGCTACACGACCGCCAGAGTAGGCAGCACAAACGTTATTACAATAAGTGCATGGCTGAGGCGGAGAAGGTTGCGGCGGAGAAGGCTGAGGCGGAGAAGGCTGAGGCGGAGAAGGCTGAGGCGGAGAAGGCTGAGGCGGAGAAGGCTAAGGCGGAGAAGGCTGTGGCGGAGAAGGCTGCGGCGCAGGCTGCGGCGGATGTACTTCACCTCATTCAAAAATATGATAATGAGGGATGGGCCCAGGAGGAGGGCAAGATATATAAGGAGGAAATGCCAGATGGTCGGTTACCGACAATCGAGGCTATCACGGGAGTCGAACTTTCAGGTCGCGAATTGGCAGGACGCATCATCATGAGAAACTATGATGTGCATGATGCTGATAGTCAGAAAAAACTGAAGACTCTTACTGATCAGGACATATACAGACTGGATGAAGAGCTCTGTTCAAGGATGGATTGGCAAGACGAAATGAATGCGGCTGGGTGGGCAAATCTAGACAGCATAACACTGACACAGGATGTTGAGGATGAAACACTGAGGATTGGTGCGGGAGAATACAAACTCCTTGACAGTGAGAAGGCCTCTTCGAAATTTTGCGATGAACCCACGTGTGTTCTGATGTCGATGCTTCAGTATGGTTACTGCCATTGGGGTTATTATGACGATAGGCCACAAAAAAAGGCGAGGATCATGAAGTATTTCAACACCCGTACAATGTATCAAAGGAAGGATGAAGTGAATGGAAATTGTGACATTTGTCACTACTGCCTTGCCCTCGCATGTTGTTGAGGATTGGTAGATGTAACTTCATGATAAGAAAAAAAAAAATAAATGGCTCTATATTTAGGGCGAAAATAACGATCGCACTTGTCGCGGAGTTTTACCTACATAACCTGTGGGTTTTTTATTAATATTATATCTTGTTTTTGAAGATATTAAAAATAATTTGAAATTTTTATATTTTTTTTCTTTTACAACTGCTAACGAGTACGACAGAGGAAAAGAAAGTACACAACAACTCGATAGCAAGA